GTGCGCACGTGTTGTCTCCGGGGAGATTTCCGCGCCGCAACGTGGTATGCGCGGCATTGTCCTAAGCTGCTCGACATGGCCTCGACCAAGTCATCGCCGTTTGGCAGCTCGCCCGGCGCAACACCTGCACCCGTGTTCAGCGACGCCAGCCCGGAAACGCCGGTCGAACCGGTGACCGGGTTGGTCGGGACCACCACCAAGGTGGCCCTGGCAACGCTGAGCACCTACTACAAGAACCCCCGGCGCGGTAACACCGAGCTGATCGCCAACAGCCTGCGCACGCATGGCCAGTACAAACCGATCTGTGCCAACATCGGGACCAAGACCGGGCGGCCCAACGAGGTGTTGGCGGGCAACCACACCCTGATGGCCATGCGCGACCTGGCCGAGACCGACGGCCCCGCGTACGGGGAAATCCTGGTGCACTGGGTCGACGTGGACGAGGACACCGCTGCGCGCATCGTGGCCGTGGACAACCGGGCCAGCGAGGTCGGCAGCACCGACAACGACACGCTCCTGGAGCTGCTGCAAGGCCTGGACCCGGCGAAAGGCCTGGAGGGCACCGGCTTTGACGAGGACTACGTGCAGATGCTGGTCGAGCTGACCTCCGGGCCGCCTGACCTGGACGACCTGGCCGACGAGCACGGCGACCCCAAGGACACCGACGCGCACGACAGCGTGCGCCTGATCCTCGGCCCCGAGGTCAGCCGCCGGTGGACGGCCTGGCGCTCCAACTACCCCGACGACACCGACGCCCTGGCGGCGCTCCTGGACACCGCCGAGGCACCGTGAATGATGGCCCTCACCTGCACCTCGCCGTGGCGGCCCGCATGGACACCACACAGATCAACGGCGTGCTACAGCTACGCGACGAGGACGGCCAGCACGTGATCCCCGCGCCGCGCAACATCCTGGTCAGCTACCACTACTTCAAGGGCTACGACCTGAATCGCTTCGCGGGCCTGCGGGTCATTGGCGACTCCGGGGCGTTCTCGGCCAAGCACCAAGGTGCGGAGATTTCCACCGCGCAGCTCGCGGCGTGGGGCCAGAAATGGCGGCACCGGTTGTGCTGGCTGGCGGCGCTGGACGTGATCGGTGACCAGGCCGCGACCCGGCGCAACTGGCACGAGATGGTCGACGGCCACGGCATGCCGGGCGTGCCGACCGTGCACTTTGGTGCCGAGCCGCAGGCGCTGGACTACTACGGCAAGCGCGGCGTCGACTTCGTCGGCCTCGGCGGCCTGGTCGGTCGCCCGGCCCCGGCCCAGATGCGCTGGCTGGTGGCCATGTTCCGGTACGCGCGCGACGCGTGGCCGGACATGCGGTTCCACGGCTGGGGGATCACGCACGCCGACGCGCTCAAGCTCCCGTTCTTCTCGGTGGACAGCTCCGGGTGGGGCGGCGGCTACCGGTACGGGCGGCTGAGCCTGCGCGACCCGCTGTCCACGAAGGTGCACACTCTGGACCTCAACGGTCGGGAGACCTACGCGCCGGAGGTGGCCCGCCTGTTGCGCGACCACTACGGCGTCAACCCCTCAGAGGTGGCCACCAGCGGCCCCCACAACCGCCTGCTGATGGTGCGCCTGTCTGCGCTGAGCGCCAGCGTGCAGGAGCAGCAGTTCCGGCACCTGCACCGGCGCAACCGGGTACCGGCGCCCAAGTGGGGCCAGCTCGACTCCCTGGAACCGACGCACCCGGGCCCGAACCTGCACCTGGCAGGCACCGGCCAGTGCCGCGACCTCACCACCACCGAGGGCGGCCCGCACTTGCACCCGGCGCTCAACGCCAAGGGGCAGGAGTACGAAGTTGACGCAGTAACCACGTTGGCCAACGACGGCCCGCACATTCACCTGGCCGAAGGCTCCAGCGAGCACCTGGAGACGGTGGCCAAACTCAGCCAAGGAGCCTCGGCGCAATGATCGGTTTTCGTTCTCCCCTGGTACTGCTGTCCGGCGGCATGGACAGCTCGACACTGCTGGCCTGGGCGCTGGACCGCCCCGACGTTGACCGGGCCAGCGCCCTGTTCGTGGACTACGGCCAGCGCCACGTGGTGGAGCGCACCAGCTCGCAGCTGGTGGCGCAGCACTACGGCGCGGCGTGGTCGGAGCTGGACCTGCGCGCGTTCGGCGCGTCGGTGAACTCGGCGTTGACGGTCATGGCCCGCGAGGTGCCGCACGGCCACTACGCCGAGGACAACATGGTCCAGACCGTGGTGCCCAACCGCAACGCCACGCTGATCAGCGCGGCGGCGGGCATTGCCGCCAGCCTGGGCCACGACGCGGTGCTGACCGCCGTGCACGTCGGTGACCACGCCGTCTACCCGGACTGCCGCCCTGAGTTCGTGGCCGCCATCGACATGGCCACCTTCGCCGGGTGCGGCGTGCACGTCGTGGCACCGTTCCAGACCGGCGACAAGGCCGACATCGCCCGCCTGGGCGGCCAGCTCGGCGTGCCGTACCACCTGACCTGGAGCTGCTATGAGGGCGGCCTCAACGACGCCCGGCACTGCGGACGCTGCGGCACCTGCGTGGAGCGCGCGGAGGCCTTCGCCGAGGCCGGTGTGCCCGACCCGACCGAGTACGCCGACGCGGAGTTCTGGAAGCAGGCGGTGGCCAACGCATGAGCGAGCTGGTGTTCCTGACGGTCAAGCACCATTTCAGCGCCGGGCACCGCATCCCCGGCCTGGCCGGTGCCGGGGGCAAGTGCGCCACACCGCACGGCCACACGTTCGGCGTCGAGTGGACGTTCCAGGTGTCCAGCCTGGACGCCAGCGAGTTCGAGTTCGCCGAGGCCAAGAAGCTCCTGCGCGGGTGGGTGGATGAGCACCTGGACCACGGGTTCCTGGTCGCGCCGGACGACCTGCTGGTGCGCAACACGTTCGCCGACAACGGCTGGAAGTATTTCGAGGTGCCTCCGGTGCCGAGCACCGAGGCCATCGGCGCGCTGCTGTTGCGGGTGGGCAACGGGTTCGAGGCCATCACCGCGCCGTGCACACAGGTGCTGATCACCGAGGGGCCGCACAACGAGGCCCGGGTGGTGGCGCGCCGATGATCGACCCCCGCTCCGTGCTCCCGGTTTCCGAGCTGTTCGGGCCCACCTTGCAGGGGGAGGGGCCGTACGCCGGGGTCACGGTGCAGTTCCTGCGCCTGATGGGATGCAACCTGTCGTGTAGCTGGTGCGACACCCCCTACACCTGGGACGCGCGCGAGCACGACCTCAACGCGGAGACCACGCTGCTGGCCTGGCCGGACATCGTGGACGCACTGCTGCCGGACACTCCGTTGGTCATCTCCGGTGGCGAGCCGCTACTGCACCAGAAGCATTCGGCGTTCCAGGCGGTGCTCCAGCACGCCTGGCGCAAGGGGTGTGAGGTGCACATCGAGACCAACGGCACCCTGGCACCGCTGGCCGCCACAGTCAGCGGCACCACGGTGTTCGCCGTCTCGCCCAAGCTCAGCCACGCCGGGCCGCACCGTGGCCGCCAGGACGCCGCAATCGCCGACGGGTGGGCCGACCTGGCGGTGCAAGGCAAGGCATTCCTGAAGGTCGTGGTGCGCCACAGCGGGGACGTGGAGTACGTCGCGCACTGGGCCGCCGAACACGAGTGGCCGAAGCGCGCCACCTGGGTCATGCCGGTCGGCACCGATGCGCACACCCTGTTGGCACGCTGGCAGGAGATCGCCAGCGCCGCCGCGCTGGCCGGTATCAACGCTTCGCAACGCTTGCACGTGCTGGCGTGGGGCGACACGAAAGGGACGTAATGGTCGACATTGACGCCGCCGCCTTGGCGGTCAAGGATCTGCTGGGCGCGTTCGGCGTGCCGACCGACGACCACACCGAAGGCACGCCGCTGCGCAGTGCCAAGGCCTGGTCAGACATCCTCTCCGGGTACCGGGAAGACCCCGCTGACCACCTGGAGGTGACGTTCTCCGCACCGGACGACCCCGGCCAGGTCATCCTGGCCGGTGTGCAGCTCCAGTCGATGTGCGCCCACCACCTGCTGCCGTTCACCGGCATGGCGACGGTGGCCTACCGGCCATCGCCGGGTGACCGGGTGGTGGGACTGTCGAAGCTCTCGCGCGTGGTGCAGGGATACGCCCGGCGGCTCCAGGTCCAGGAGCGCATCGGCGCGGACACCGTGGACGCGATCATGGCCCGGTTGCGCCCGGCGGGCGCGGTGGTTCTGATCACCGCCAGCCACGACTGCATGCGCCTGCGCGGCGCGCAGGAGCCGCACTCGGCCACCACCACCATCGCCAGCAAGGGCCTGGTGCTGCCACACGAGTGGGACGCGGTGCACCGGGCGCACTGGAGTGCCTATGACACCCACCGCTGAGGTCTCCGACGACTTCTCGACCCCGGAGGCCGAGCTGGTCTATCGCGCCAGCAAGTCCTGGCCGCCGGAACAACGCGCGGGCCTGCTGGCGCAGCTGGAGGCCGCACGTGCGCGCGAGGCCGTCGTTGGCCGCTACCGCAACCCCGCCGAGCTGGCGGCCACCGTGGACCCGGGGTTCAACATCACCCCGGCGCTGTGGCTGATTGCCGAGGCCATCGAGGCGCTGCTGCACTCGCCACCCGGTGTGACGCGAAACCTGCTCATCACCTGCCCGCCGCAGGAGGGCAAGTCCACCATGGCCTCGGTGTACACCGTCCTGCGTGCCTTGCAGCTCAACCCGAACGCGCGCATCATTCTGGCCTGCTACGGCCAGGACCTCGCGCACGGCCACAGCCGCAAGTGCCGCGACCTGATCAAGCGCCACGGCTCCGGGGTGCGCGACGCCATGACCGGAGCGCAGATCGAGGACAAGCTCGGCCTGAAACTGGAGCGTGGCGCGAACAAGGTCTCGGAGTGGTCCATCGAAGGCGGTACCGGAGGCCTGGTCGCCACCGGCCTCGGCGGCACCATCACCGGTAAGCCTGCGGACCTGTTCATCATTGACGACCCGTACAAACACATGTCGGAGGCCGACTCCGCGACGTACCGGGCGAAGGTGGACCTGTGGATGGCAACGGTGGCCACCACGCGTCTGGCACCCGGCGCTCCCACGATCCTGATCCAGACCCGGTGGCACCCCGAAGACCTAGCAGGCAAGGTGCTCACCGCCGAACTGGAGCTACCGAAAGCTCAGCGTACCTGGCGGCACATCAACATTCCCGCCATCGCCGAAGAGGGGATCAAGGACGCGCTCGACCGTGCTCCAGGTGAGGCCATGGTGTCCGCGCGCGGCCGAACAAAAGAACAGTTCGAGGCCACCAAGCGCAAGGTTGGGGATCGTGTTTGGTACGCGATGTACCAGGGTTCCCCGACGAATCCAGCAGGTGGTTTGTTCCAGCGTTCGTGGTTCGAGGACCGGCGTCTCACCGGAACGCCGATCCTACCCGTGGCGTCAATAGTTGGCATAGACCCTGCGGACTCCGGAGAGGGAGATGAAACAGGGATCATTGCCGGGACACTGACCGGCGACGGAACGATTGCGCTGGTAGAGGACTGGTCGGGACAGATGACCTCCGACGAGTGGTCCCGCCAGGCTGTGACCCTTGCCCTCACGGTGGGCGCGCGCGAAATCGCCATGGAGGCCTTCGCCACCGCGACCACGTACGTGAAAGTGATCAAGCGCGCGTGGGAACAGATCCACGAGGCGGCGGTGGAGAAGCACAACGCCGGTGGCATCCTGACGCCGGTGGAGCAGCGCGCCCTCGCGCCGCAGATGCCGTTCGCCATCCACAAGTGGACGGCCAAGGGTGACGCGGTGGGGCGCAGCGCGCTACTGCGCCAGGCGTGCGAGGTCGGGACGTGCCGCACCGTGGAGTACAAGCTGGCGGTGTTCGAGGACCAGGCGTGCGACTGGCAGGCCGGGCAGCACCAGCCTGACCGGGTGGCGGCGGCGCTGATCGCGCACGACCGGCTGGCCGCGCTGGCCACCGGGCGGTCCAACCTGGCCGCGCCGGTGAGCGACCGGCCGAGCGAAGTCCCGGCCTGGCTCAGGCGCACCATCGGACGCGGTGGCCTTTAGGCCGCCAGCGCCTCGCGGCCCAGCTGACCAACCACGCCGCGCTGGTAGCCGATGCCGGGGGCGGCCTCGTAAACGTCGTTCATGCTGATCCACTCGTTGTCCTCGTCGTCGTTGAGCAGTTCGACGGCGGCGGCCAGCGTGCGGCGGTAGGCACCGGGCAGGTACATGTCGATGGCCTCCGGCGCGATCTCGGCCAGCTGGGCGGCCAGGCCTTCGGCGGTGATGCAGTGCGCGTCGCCCATCTTGGTGTCGTAGCTGGCCAGCTCCTGGTCCAGGTCCACCAGGCCGTACTTGGCCGAGAGGATCATGACCTTGGCGTTGTCCATGTCGGCGGCGATGGCCTGCGCGTTGCGCAGCGTGTTGGCGAAGTTGGCCGAGGTGTACAGCTCGGCGGCGGCGTGAACACCTTCGCGCTTGGCCGAGGCGCAGGGGATGATGACCAGCTGGGCGGCGGTGGTGTTCGACATCGGGTGCTCCTTCTCGGGGCTGGCGGGTCTGCCCCGCCGTGCAAGACCAACAATACGTCGACAGCGCGGTATTGTCTCCCTCATGCCTCGGATTCTTGGAATCGACACTTCGCTTACCGGAACCGGCCTGGCCAGGGCCGTGCTCCCTGACGTGCAGCGCGGTGTCGACATGCCACGGGAGTGGCCCGCACAGGTCGACCTGGCCACCGTCGGCGCGAGCAAGCCGAAGAAAGGCGATACCTGGCTGGCCCGGAGCCGTCGGGTGCACGAAGTGCTCGACGGCATCGCCGGTGCACTGGACGACGGCCACTACGACGCTGTCGGCCTGGAGGAGCTGGCCTACGGCGCGAAGGGCGACGCCGTGGTGGTGCTGCACTGGCTCTGGGGCGAGGTCGTCAACCTGGTGCGCCTGCGCGACATCCCGCTCTACCTGGTCAACGTGTCCGGCGTGAAGAAGTTCGCCACCGGCAACGGCAACGCCAAGAAAGACGAGGTGATGCTGGCGATGGCGAATCGGTTCCCGCAGTACACGATCAAGGACAACAACCAGTCCGACGCGCTGGCGGTGTGCATGATGACAGCGCGGCATTGTGGCGTACCGTTCGAGACCATGCCGCTCAAACACCTGGAGTCGATGACCAAGGTGGTCCAGCAGTGACCGCCACCGAACAGCCGCGCACGGGAACGTTCACGATGGACTTCCGGCACGGCAAGTCCGACCCGCTCCCCTACACTGCCACCGCCGAGCAAATCCGCTACGCCACCGAGCAGGCCGCCAGGCGAGACCAGTTCATCGCCGCACTGCACCACGCGAACCCGGCCATGGCCGACGCGTGCTCGGTGTGCAACCCGCCGGTGCGCGCCGTGGAGAACGCATCCGAGCTGAGCTGGTGGATGCGCCCGCTGCTGCGGTTCCGGCGCTGGCGCTACCAGGCACTGACCCGTTTCGCCGACTGGCTGGAGGACCGAGCATGACCATCGACGTTTTGGCCTGGCTGGTTGTCTACGCGCTGGCCGCCGCGCGCGTGACCCGACTGATCAACTTCGACGCGGTGCTGGACCGGCCCCGGGTGGCGCTGGTGCGGCTGGTGCGCGGCAACCCGGTGGTCGTGTACTTCATCCGGTGCCCGTGGTGCGTCAGCATCTGGGTCACGCTCCCAACGGCGTGGATCCCGCTCTGGCATTGGGACAACCGGGCATTCCAGGCCGTCGCCGTGGCGCTGGCCGTGAGCCACCTGATCGGTATCGCCGCGCCGCTGTCGTCCGACGACGACAGCGACGTGGAGGTCGCTGACGATGACGAGCTGTAACACCTTCGACCGCTACCGTTAGCGTCGTGGCACCCACCTCACTACGCATCGTTCGCCGTCCCAAGTCGGAACCGGTGAGCACGCGTCAGCGTGCCCTGGTGGCCGCCAGCCAGCCGGTGGAGAACCCAGGCAAGGCCTTCCGCAAGGCCATGGGCAGCTCCACCCGGACGGACTGGCAGGATGACGCCTGGAAGGCCTACGACGCGGTAGGCGAGCTGCGTTATTACGTCGGCTGGCGGTCCTCCAGCGCCAGCAGGGTGCGGCTCATTGCCAGCGCCATCGACCCCGACACCGGCCTTCCCACCGGCAGCATTGACGAGGACGACCGCGTCGGTGCTCGGGTGCAGCAGATCGTCAACCAGATCGCCGGGGGCGCGCTGGGCCAGGCGCAGCTGATCAAGCGCGTGGTCGAACAGCTGACCGTAGCAGGGGAGACCTGGGTGGCCATCCTGTTCACCGACAAGTCCCGCCTGGACAGCAACGGCAACCCGGTGCCGGAGTGGTTGGCGCTGACGCCGGAAGAGGTGCGCGCCAGCGAGAAGAAAACCATCATCGAGCTGCCCACCGGCGACAAGCACGAGTTCCGCGACGGCCTCGACGGCATGTTCCGGGTGTGGAACCCGCGCGCCCGCCGGGCCAGGGAACCTGACTCCCCGGTGCGCGCCAACCTGGACAGCCTCAAAGAAATCGTCCGCACCACCAAGACCATCGCCAACGCCAGCAAGTCGCGGCTGATCGGCAACGGCGTGGTGTTCGTGCCGCACGAGATGAGCCTGCCGAGCATGAACGCGCCGGTGGCCTCGAACAAGCCCGGTGCACCGGCACCGCCGATCCTCGGCACCCCCGCCGTACAGCAGCTCCAGGAACTGCTGTTCCAGGTGGCGCAGACCGCCTACGACGACGAGGACTCCATGGCGGCGCTGATCCCGATGTTCGCCGCCGCGCCCGGTGAGCTGATCAAGAACGTCACGCACTTGAAGTTCGACAACCAGGTCACCGAGGTTGCCATCAAGACCCGCAACGACGCCATCGCCCGACTGGCCATGGGCCTGGACGTGTCGCCTGAGCGCCTGCTGGGACTCGGCTCCAACAGCAATCATTGGTCGGCCTGGCAGATCGGCGACGAGGATGTGCGCCTGCATATCCTGCCGCCGGTGGAGATGCTGTGCGAGGCCATCACGAACCAGGTGCTGCGCACGGTGCTGATGCGCGAAGGCATCGACCCTAATGCGTACGTGGTGTGGCACGACGCCAGCCAGCTCACGGTGGACCCGGACAAGACCGACGAGGCCCGTGACGCGTTCGACCGCGGGGCCATCACCGCCGAGGCCATGGTCAAGATGCTCGGCCTGGCCGACGACACCGTCTACGACTTCACCACGCCGGAAGGTTGGGCGCAGTGGGCGCGTGACCGGGTGGGCCAGGACCCGAACCTGCTGCCGACGCTGGCGGTGCTCATCCCCGAGCTGGCCGATGTCGAGTTCCCGACGCCGACGGTGGCGCTACCCCCCGCCGAGGAACAGGACGGGGACGAGGAGGCCTCCGGTGCGTCCCGGCGCGAGGAGCCGGACACCGAGGACGACGCCGGTACCGACGACAGCGATCAGGCCAGCCTGGACAGCCGCGAGACGGCCATGGTGGAGGCCCTGGTGTTCCGGGCGCTGGAGCTGGCAGGCAAGCGCAGCCGTACCCGGTCCCTCCCGTACGAGCTGCGCCAGCTCTCCGACCGCGAGCTGGTGCGCCGGTTGGAGCCGGTGCGCCGCGAACACGTGGCCGACCTGATCCGTGGCTGGGACAGCATGCTCGAGGAGCGCGCCGTGCAGGCGCTGAACATGAACATTCCCGGCATCCGGGCGGCGGTGAAGCGCGCGGTGTACGGCGAGCTGACCAAGACCATCGACGGCGAGGTGTCCTGATGTGGCCGCTACCCGGTGAGTCCATCGACCGCGACATCGCGTTCGAGGCCTGCGTGGAAGACCTCTACGCCGAGGCCCTGCGCCGGTGGCACCCGACGCTCAAGGCCACCGTCTTGCCGTCGATCACCGCCGCCGGTGAGCTGCCGCCGGATCCCGACGCCGCGCAGGAGCAGGCCGCCGACGAGTGGTCCGGTCTGACCGAGGCGGTGATTGTGGCCGGGCTGACCATGCTCTGGGTCGCCACGGTCATGGAGGCCTTCGACGCGCTCGGCATCCCGTTGCCGGAACTGCCGGACCTGCCGCGCGCCGACCGGGAGCGCATCATCGCCACGCGTGAGCCGTGGTTTGACGACACCCCCGTGGTGCGCCGGGTGCTCAGCCACACCGGCGACAAGCGCGTGGACCTGGAGAACGCCGCTGACCTCGTGCTCAGCCAGCCGCCGCTGGCCACCGCGCTCGAGGAGTTCCAGACCGCCCAGCGCCAGCGAGCGCTGGAGGTGCCTGCCCAGGTGCGCGAGCAGCTGGCTGTGCGCGTGGAGCGGGCCAACCAACTGGCCAGCGACGCCGGTGTCGCGCCAGAGGTCGCCCGCACCGATGTGCGCGCCGCAACGCAGGCCGCCATCGACCCCGCCGGGGAGGACATGCGCGAGATCGCGCGCACCGCCGGGTACCAGGCCGCCAGCGTGCAGAACCACGCCATCCTGACCACCGCCTTGCAGTCAGAGGAAGAAGGCCTCCAGAAGTGCTGGATCGCCACTATCGACGGCAAGACCCGGCCGACGCACTGGGCCGCCGACGGTCAGCGCGCACCGCTCGCCGGTAGCTTCATCGTCGGCGGGGAGGCCCTGGCGTTCCCCGCCGATCCGGCTGGTTCGGCGCGCGAGGTGCGCAACTGCCGTTGCCGTATGGGCGTGCTGGCCGAGGACGAGGAGCTGCCCAGTGAGGTCGACCGGCACACCGAACGCCTCAACGGTCGGGACGCGGTGGCCCGCAACCGGCAGGGCAGCCAGGCCGACGAGATCGAGCGGCGCAAGCGAGCAGGCAACGTGCGTGCCCGCGACACCCGCGACGGCGTCGGCACCGTAGCGGCATCCGGCGGCTGGGCCGCACCGAGTGAGCAGGAGATGGCAATGGCAGACGACAGCGATACCGGCGAGACCTTCCGCACGTTCACCGACGCGGTGATCGCGCTGGTCGGTGAACCCACCAGCGACGGGCGCATGCTCAGCCGCGACATCGACTTGTCGATGCGCACCTTTCCGCACCCGCTGATGTGGCAGGAGCAGACCGACCACGGACACGGCGGCAGTTACGTCATCGGCGTGGTGGAGGACGCCCGCCTGGAGGACGGCAAGGTGCTCGGTTCGGGCTACCTGCTCAACAACGAGCACGCCGACCAGGCCTATGACCTGTTGATCCACAAGGTGGTCGCGCCGTCGGTGGACCTGGCCGCCAGCGAGTGGGTCATGACCGACCGGGACGAGAACCCGGTTGAGTACGACGATTACATGGAGTCCATCGAAAACGGCGACCCCATCGAGCTGTTCAGCACGGTGATGAGCGCGGAGCTGATCGGCACCACGCTGGTGGCCACCGCTGCCTTTGGCGACACGTACCTGACACTCAACCCCGAGCGCGAGACCCGCGAGGTGCCGGTGGTGGCGTCCATCGTGGCCTCGTTCACGCCGACCACCTACCCGGCCGCCCACTTCGCCAACCCGGAGCTGACCGGGCCGACGCGCACCACGGTCACCGAGGACGGCCGGGTGTTCGGGCACATCGCCTGCTGGGACTCCCGGCACCGCTCGGTGGGCCTGGGCCACATCGACCCACCCCGCAACCACAGCGGCTACCGCGAGTTCCACACCAGCCCGCCGGTGCGCTTGGACGACGGCACCGAGCTGGCCGTCGGCCGCCTGACCGTCGGCATCGGCCACGCCAGCACGGCGGCCAACGTGACCGCCGCGCAAGCAGCTGCGCACTACGACAACGCTGACGCCTGCTGGGCGTTGGTCCGGGTAGGCGAGGACGCCTATGGCATCTGGTTCTCCGGTGTGGTGGCCCCGTGGGCCGACCAGGCCACCGTGGAGAAGGGCGCGAGCGCGCCGCTGTCCGGCGACTGGCGTGACTTTGGCACAGGGTACGAACTCGTGGCGGCGCTGTCGGTGAACACACCGGGATTCAACGTGCGCGGCACCACCGACAGCCAGGGCCGTCCGCTGGCCATGGTCGCCAGCCTGGCACCTGCGGAGCACACCGCGACCGGCGGCACCGACGGCATGACCCCGCAGGACTTCGCGGCGGCGGTGGCCAAGGCCATGCTCGACCAGCAGGAGGCGGCTCGCCTGGCCGCCGAGCGCGATGAGGTGCTGGCCCGCGCGGCGGCCATCACGCAACCCCCGACCCCGGCTGAGGAGATCAGCCGACTGCTGGAAGGACGTGGCTAATGGCGTGTGGGTGCCGTAAGAAATCGGCTGCCAGTCCCAGTTCCAGCATCACCGGGTTCCGGTACGTGCCGCCCGACGGCGGCGATCCGGTCACGTACATGACCATCATCGAGGCCCGTGCTGCGCAGCGCGCCAACGGTGGAGGTACGATCAAAACCCTGCGCTCGGCGTAACAAACAACACCGCCCCCGGTCTAACTGGCTTACCGGGGGCGGTGTTGTGTCTGCGCTCGGTGGTGCACGGTCGCCGTTTAGTGTTCGACCGCAGAGAGCGACCGTCTGGCTGCGGGCCGGGGAGCAATCGACCGAGGTACTGCTGAGAGCTACACCGAGACAGGAGTTGAGCAGTGTTCGTACTGCCCGATGAGCTGCCCACCGACATCGACGCGCTCCAGGCGCTCGCACGTCAGGCGCAGGCGGCTATCAACGTCATTCAGGCCCGCCACGCCGCGCACCTTGCGGGCACCGGCGAGGAACTGACCCCCGACGATGTGCGCGAGCTGCGCTCGCTGGTGGAGGCCGACGAGGCCATTTCCGCTGCCATCGCAGAAGCCACGCCAGAGGCCGTGGACCAGGCCGAGGTCGACGCCCTCTTGGCCCGCGCGGCTGCGCCTGCGGCCAACGAGGACAACGGCACCCCCGCCGACGACGCGCCCGAGGACGGTGGCTCTGCTGCCGACGTGATCGCGGAGGCCGAGGCCGCCACCGCCGAGGCCGCCGCCGGGGAGCCTGCGCTCGCCGCCAGCGGTGCCGGTGCGCCGTCGGCCAACTTCGCCGCCGTCGGCACCCCCGGTGCTCCCGCCGACGCGGCGGCAGGCAACACCGAGCGCCGGGCCGGGTGGATTATGTCCCCCGACGCGCCCGGTTACGTCGCCGGGCCGGTCGGCTTCCGCGAGATCGCGCTGGGCATCGACTCGGTGCGCCCCGGTTCGCGCGGTGCACGCCGCCCCACCGGCCAGCGCGGCAGCTTCTCCACGCAGCGCCTCGCGTCGCTGACGCGTGACGCGCACCTGGTCCAGGACAGCCACGACCTGGTGGCCGAAATCGAGCGGGCGACCAGCCAGATCAATGGCGGGGAGTTCCGTGGCCAGGCCGTGACCGCCAGCGCGCTGGTGGCCGCCGGTGGCTGGTGCGCGCCGTCGGAGCAGCTGTACGACTTCTGCGACGTGCCGGACCCGACCGACCTGATCAGCCTCCCGGAAATCACCATCCGACGTGGTGGTGTCCGCTGGCCGATTGAGCCGGACGTGTCGGCCCTGCTCACCGACTTCGCGTTCCAGTTCTTCTTCACGGAGCAGCAGCTGGAGGCCGAGGACGGCAACGGCAATCCCACCGCCGTCAAGGAGTGCATCGAAATCCCGTGCGCCGACGAGTTCGAGGAGCTGCGCCTGGCGGCCATCGGCTACTGCGTCGAGGCGGGCATTCTCCAGGACCAGGGCTGGCCGGAACTCACCGAGTGGTTCCTGCGCACGTTCGCCGCCGCGCACCTGCGCGGTGTCTCGTGGCGCACGGTCCAGGACATGGTGGCCGGTTCGGGCACGCCGAAGATCATCCCGACCCAGGCGCTGTCGGTCGGTGCCACCACCTCGGTGCTCAACGGCCTGGCGCTCCAGGCGACCAACCTGCGCCTCCAGCGCGGTGTCGCCCGCAACGCCACCATCGAAGGCGTTGCGCCGTCGTGGTTCTCCGAGGTCATCCGCGCCGACCTGGCCATTCAGGAGGGTGTCGACACCAAGGCGATCACCGACGGCCAGATCAACAGCTGGCTGGCGGCTCGCAACATTTACCTCCAGTACGTCGCTGACTGGCAGTCGCGCGGCGCAGGCCAGCCCGGCCACCTGGACACGGTGCAGTGGCCCAACTCGGTCAACGTCCTGCTGTACCCGGCCGGTACCTGGTTCCGCGCCATGCAGAACGTGATCGACCTGGGGGTCATGTACCCCAAGGAGCAGCTCCAGGTGAACCGGTACACCCGGTTCTTCACGGAGGACTCCATCGCGGTCGGCAAGCGTTGCGAGCACTCGATCAACGTGCAGCTCCCGCTGTGCGTCAACGGTGCCATCGGCGAACGCATCGAGGTGTCGTGCAACGTCGATCCCGGCGACAACAGCTTCACGCTGACCAACACCGCCGAGTCGGGCCAGTACAAGCTGAAGGTCGGTGGCAAGACCACCGCTGACATCGCGTACAACGCCGACAACGCGACCATCAAGAGCGCGCTGGTGGCGCTGGACGACGGTTACTCGGCCAGCGACTTCGACGTGACCGGTACGTCGCCGAAGACGATCAAGGCTCCCAAGGAGCTGGGGTCGATTGAGGTGGTTGCCGGTACCACGCCGGTCGCCGGTGGCACGGTGACGGTGACCCTGGCCTAACTGGCCGACCGCTACGGACTAGGCGGTAGGCGTGAACACTCCGAGGCCGTTCACGCCTACCGCCTACCGTCGTCTTAGAGGAGGATCGACACCATGGCGCTTGGCACCCTGACCACCGAAAGCAGTGCGCTCCCGGTTCAGTTCGACGCACCGCTGGTCAACCCTTCGCCGCAGGGCCTGTACGGGGCCACGCAATGGTCCGAGGATGCGGGACCGTCGCGGTTCCTGATCAGCGGCGTGGACGTACTGGCGCACAACTACGGCGGCGCGCTGTCCACCGGACTGTGGGGCGCGCCGTGGTGCGTCGCCCCCGACGACTTGACCGAAAACGACATCAAGACCGGCACCCGTCCGCAGAACCTGGACACCTTCGTGGCCATGGTCCCGTGGGGGTTTGACGAGTGTGCGCTGACTGCGCCGAGCCGAGACGAGGTCCGCTTGCGTGCAACGCAGAACCTGCGCCTGCGCGAGCAGGTCATGGTCGAGCGGGAGTTCGCCGACCGGCTCCTGGACGACGTGGGGACGCCGGATGAAGTCGAAGGCCTTATCGGCGCGGTGGCCGCCCTGGAGGCCGACCTTGCCGTCACCGGGACGCTGGGCCTGATCCACGCCAGCGCGCAGCTGGCCGCCGCCGCCACGCACCTGGGACTGGTGCTGCGCAGCGGCAACAAACTCACCACACCGCTGGGACACCAGTGGGTGTTTGGTGGCGGTTACGTCGATGGCCTGGCCAACACCCTGGTGGCCACCAGCCCGACATTTGGCTGGCGCGACGCGGTGGCAACCCGCGAAGCACTGGACCATACGCACAACCGGTTTGTCGCCATCGCGGAGCGCGCGCTGGTGATCGGCTACGAGGCCGCCATCGGGGCGGCCAGCATTGTTGACCCCGAACCGACTGAGGAGCCGTAATGCCCGCAGGTATCGCCGTCGAACTCGACAACGGGTTCGCCACCCTGGAGTTCCTGGACAAGGCCGCCCGGGGCCGGGCGCTGGAGGCGCTGATCCGCGTTGGTGGACCGGCGACCATCGAGAAGCTGACCCGCGAGAAGGGCGCGCGCTCGGTGCGCTACCGGGTGCCCGAAGGCAACGCGCGCGAGGCCGGGTTGCTGGACGACTACGAGGGAGGCCTCTCCAACGTCGTGGCCAGCGGCGGCACCGACGCCACCGGCATCGTGCTCCCGGAGACGCCGACCAGCAAGGGCCTCGTGCACGGCCAGCAGATGCGCAGCGGCACCTATCGCGGCGGCGACACCGGCAACGTGCACACCACCACGCCGAGCGACCCGGTGGCACGCGGCATCGCCACACCGACGCACGCCGAGGTCATCGAGCACGTGGCCGCCAGCGGCCCTGTGCAGCCGCAGGGCGTCCCGGCAGAGGCCTACCCGGCACCGGAGCCTGGCGGGGCCTACATCGGCATGCAGGGCCTTGGTGAGGACGTGACACCGGCAGAGGCCGAAACGTCCGGCTCCGGGGACGGTGGCGTGGTCGTTGACGTGCCCGGCGACGACGACATCGTGGCCAAGCAAGCGTGGCCCGCCGGTGAGCCGAACGAGGACTGGAAGCGTTCGGAGCTGGACGCCTACGCCGCCAGCATCGGCATCAACACCAAGAACCTCGACAACAAGGCCGCCGTCCTGGACGCGCTCAAGAAATAACCCGGTGATGACAGTTCACGGAGGTGAGGAGGCGCGATGGACGCCGCATCCCATTACGTCGCTCGCCCGGTGTTCGCGCCGGGCCCGACGCGGCGCTTCACTGTCGTATCAGACCGGGCCGCCGGTGATGTGATGACCAGCGAGGAGCGGCTGGCGCTGGCCGACAAGCTGGCGGCCGAGTACACCCGGCACATCGACTACATCCGCACCCAGACGGTGCTGTTCGGTCTGCTGCCGCTCTTCTACGGCATCCTCACCTTCGTCTTTGGCGACGACCTGTGGGCAGGCGGTGTTGTTTACAGCACCGCGCTCCAGGTGCCGTATGCGCCGCAGTCCTGGGGTGTGGCCTTCATCGTCATGGGCATGGGCGTCATCGTGAACGCGTGGTACCGCCGCCAGCGTCTGCTGGTGGCCTCCTGCATGCTCACCGCGCTCATCCTGTCGATGTTCATGGTCACGTTCCTGACCGAGGTGGTGGTCAGTGACAACCTGTCTGGCCTGCCGCCTGGCGTGGTGTACGGCATCTTCTCGCTCTCGTTCATGCACCGAGCGCGGCTGGCCTGGAACTCGCGGGGATGAGCGGGGACCAGGTGCGGCGCGTCGTGTGGTGGGCGCGCCATTCGCGCCAGGTTCAAAGCGGGTCGCCGCCGCTCTACCGCATTTTGCTGGTGGCCAGTGTCTGCGCCGGTGTGGTGCAGAGTTTCAAGCGCACCCCGCCGAACAGCATCGCTGAGAACAGCCCCACCTGGTACGGATATGCGCTTATCGGCGTATTGCTATTCGGGGGAATTACGGCGTTGCTGGGCCTTTATATGGCCGACGAGAATAAGCACCACGCCACCCGGTTGAATTTCTCGCTGAACGTCGAACTGCTGGGGCTCGTAGCACTGCAAACTGCCACGATCATCAACATGGCGGGGGTTATTGCGAACCAGATCGACCAGGGCAACGGTTGGGCACCGTCGTCGCCGTCGAGCTGGTACAGCCTTGGGTTCTCGTTGTGGATGTGGTTCCGAATCAAGGACATCATCCTTGGCATCCGGATGCTGACGAAATGACGGCGGCGCTGGTCCTGCAACTGCTCGGCGGCGCTGGTTTTCTGGCCGGGGTCGCGGCCCTGTTGCATTTCCTGAATACCCGCCAGTCCACCCGGTCAAAAGGGAGTGCGGAGGCCTATCAGGCGTATCGCACTTTCGTCACCGGTGCATTTGACGATGCGGCGCGCGTGAACACCGGTCTGATGACCGAGCGCGACAAGCTCAACACCGTACGCGCCCTGCTCATTGACCTGGTGCAGGAGCTGATTACGCAGCTGCGGGAGCGCGGTGCCACGCCAGACGACGTGGTCGCCTACCAGGACCGCCTGGACGAGGTGCGCGCACTGTAAGGTGCACCGCTGGAATCTAGTGTCTGTGGTGCGGCCTCGGAACCCGTACTGGCGCTCAGCGCCTTGGCACTAGCAGGAGACAAGCCAGCATGGCCGAGTTCCCCGTGGTGAAGGGCTACACCCTCCGCGCCACCAAGATCAACAACTGCGGTCGCCCGGAATCCGGCGCGGCCAACCGCCTCGTCACCGAAGGCTTCGTCAGCTTCAACCTGTCGCCGGAAATGAAGGCGGCTGAGCAGCTGGAGCAGACCAACGCCGCTGGCAAGGTGTGCGTCACCGACCGCACGCCGCCTGAGCGCAAGTGGTGGAACATCGAGGCCACCCTGTGCAACGTCAACACCGAACTCATCACCCTGTTCACCGGGTGGGAGCAGGTTGTCGACTTCGCCGACCTGCCTGTCGGTATCCGCGACAAGGCTGAGGTCGATGGCGACTACGGCGTGGCGTTGGAGGTCTGGACCGGCGGCGAAGGCGAGGACGACTGCCCAGTGCCGACCACGGACTCGATCTTCTCGGTGGCCACCTCCGGTAAGCAGTACGGCTACCTGCTGCTGGGCGGCAAGGAGTTCACGCTCGGCAACATCGAAATCGGCGCGTCGGTGTCCACGTTCACCATCTCGGGCATCTCGCTGGCCATGCCGCACTGGGGCAAGGGTCCGTACAACGTGGCCGCCATCGACGGCAACGGCACGCCCGGCCGCCTGCTGGCACCGACCGGCAAGAAGGAGCACATCACCTTGTTCCGCACGCCGGTGCCGCCCCCGGAGCCGACCGGCGGCGCGGTGCCGCTCGACATCACCGGCAAGTTCCAGGGCACGACCTACTACTTCGGCGGCCCGGCGGGCGCACCGGCGGCCGACGTGGCTCCCGAGCAGGACGACGGCACCGAGCTGGTGCTGTCGGTGTCCGGCACCGCCACCGCTGGGCAGTTCAAGCTGGCGGTCAACGGCAAGGTCACCGACAACATCGACTACGACGCGACGGCGGCCGAGGTCAAGACCGCGCTGGTGGCTCTGGACGATGGCTTTGAGGCCAGCGACTGGGCGACCAGCGGTGGACCTCTGCCCGGTGACGACGTGACCATCGTGCCGCCGCTGGGCGCGACGGTGACCATCAGCCAGCAGTCGCTGACCGGTGGCACGCTCTCGCTGGATGTGGCGTCCTAAGCACCGACGAAACAACCCCCGTACCCGAGGCCGGTACGGGGTTGTTCGTTTGTGGGGGTTACTCGTCAGGCTCTGGCTCGTAGAACTGGCATGTCGGGTCGTGGTCGGTGACCGGGTGGCCGCACTCAGGGCACCAGCGCGGCTCCTCCACGTCGGCGGGGTCGCGGCGCATCAGACCAGGCCCTTGGCCATGTAGCGGCGCAGGATGGCCAGCGCGGTGTCGATGTCCTTGTAGGCGGCAATCTCGGCCAGCTCGCGCAGGTCGCTGGTCTCCGGGTTGGCACCGGCGGCCGGGCAGGTCATGAAGTGCGGCAGGCTGGCGTCCTCGGAGGTGAGGCAGTCGCATCCGGTGGCGTTCGACATGTCGTGTCCTTTCGGGTGGGCGGGTCTGTCCCGCCGTGCAAGACCAACAATACGTCGACATCGCGGTGTTGTCTCCCCCGTGGTGCGTGCCCGCGCGATAGCCTGAGCCGGTGAGTTGTGACTGGCCAGTCGACCGCTCCTGCTTCGATGCCCTGCCGCCGGAGCCGGAGCCACCTGGCGACGGAGCGAGCGAGCAGGAACAGGCCGCCTACGCCGCCGCCGTGGCCGAGCGGGAGGCGCTGATCCAGCGGCGCAACATGGCCGAGGACACCGCTGTCATGGTGCTGTGGGCGTTCACCGGTCGCCAGTTCGGCCTCTGCGAGACCACCGTGCGCCCATGCCCGGGCGGCGGTGGCCCGCGCGACATGCGCCCCTGGAGCCAGCCGCTGCTGTGGTGGGACGGCACGCACTGGCTCAACGCCAGCTGCGGGTGCGCCGGGCGGTGCCAGGTCTCCGGGCCTGGCGTCGTGCACCTGCCCAGTCCGGCGGCCGAGGTGCTGGCGGTGACGCTCGGCGACACCGTGCTGGACGAAAGCGAGTACGTGCTGGAAGGTAACGCGCTCTACCGGCGCGGCGGCAAGGCCTGGCCGAGCCAAGACCTGGGACGGCCACTCGGTGAGCGCGGCACCTGGAGCGTGCAGTACCTGCGCGGCCTGCCGGTGCCCGCCGGGGGCGACAAGATGGCGGGCCTGCTGGCCAAGGAGTTCGTCAGCGCGTGTGACGGCGGCGCATGCCGGTTGCCGCGCACCGTGGTGCAGACAACGCGCCAGGGCGTCACGCACGTGTTCGACGCCACCAAGCTCCTGGACCTGGGATACACCGGCCTAACCGAGGTGGATACCTGGCTGGCCGCGATCAACCCCCACCACCTCCAGCAGGCACCGGTGGTCCTGTGACCGCACCGGAGGCCGTGGTGCCTGAAGACCCCGCCATCAGCGCGGTGAACGCGTTCGTGGCCGCGCTCAAGCTGGCGTTCAACCCCAACGACAAGGTCCAGCCACCGCTGGGCGGCGGCACCAAGAACGTGCGGTTCTTCGCCGGTGACGGCCCGGCCCTTGCGGCGTTCGACGCGCACGTCGGGGTGTCCGGCGACAACTGCGCAGAGCCTTTCGCCTGGGTGCGCCTGGCGCGCCGGTACTACTTCCGGCCCGGCGCGTTCCCGGCCCCTGTGGTCGACACCAGCGAGAAGTGCGCCGACACCATGGCGGCGGCGGCCATTGAGATCGGCGTCGCCCGGTGCACCGTCGCCGCGCAGGCCACCCCGACGTTCGAGCAGTACGCGCACGAGGCCGAGGTCAGCCTGGACGACTCCTGGCGCATCAGCCTGGCGCTGTGCACGGCGGCGAAGATGCTGCGCACCCCCAAGCGCAACGTCGGACTCGACACCATCACGCCGTATGGTCCCGAAGGCGGCGTCGTCGCCTGGGTGGGCCAGGCATTCGTCCAGCTATAGGAGGCACCGTGGAGGTCACCGTCGAAGGCACGCTCACGCCGAGCGTCTACCTGGGCACCGGCGAGCGCCAGCGCGTCGAGCTGACCCCGGAGGTCCGGCGCAAGATCAGCCGTGGCTACATCAAGATCGTGGCCTACCACGACACCGACCCGGTCACCCCCGAACCCGAGGAGCGCCTGGAGGCACCGCAGGCGGTGCCGTCCACACCGGAGGCGGTGGCCCCGAAGCCACCGGCACGCAACGCCAGCCGCGACGACTGGGCTGAGTTCCTGGCCAGCTTCCCGGACAACGCGTTTGTCACCGAGGGCAAGGACCGTGCGGCGCTGATCGCTGAGTGGGACGAGTACCTGGAGAACAGCTAGTGGTCCAGGTCAGCGTGCGCTACGAAGGTTTCGACTACAACCCGGTCGGAGCGGCGGCGCAGGTCGGCCCGATCCTGCGGCGCACCCATAGCTCGCTGACCCGCCAAATCGCCAACGAGACCCGTGCACGGGTGCCGGTGCTGACCGGGCACCTGGGCCGGTCAGTGCGGGAAGACCCGCAGGTCATGGTCACCCCGTTCCACGTGTCCGGCGGTGTCACCGCGCACGCGAAATACGCCGCAGCTGTCCACGAGGGGACTCGGCCACACGTTATCCGGGCCAAGCACGCGCAGGCGCTTCACTTCTGGTGGCGTGGCCGCGAGGTGTTCGTGCGCCAGGTCAACCACCCCGGCACGCGCGCCCGGCCGTATCTGCGCAACGCAGGCGAGGCGGTGGTCCGGCGCGACCGCCGCATCCGTGTGCGCTGACCATGTGTCGCACGGCGGTGATATCGTGCGATCAACTACGACGTAAGGCCTCGAATGACAACCTTCGCACCTGACGGTTCCGTGCTGGACGACGACGGAGAGGACACCCCGACCACCGACGAGGTGTTCCACGCGCCGGTCAAGCATGAGGACAAGGCACCGGCCATCGACACCACCACCGAGCTGGCGGTGGTGGAAGAGGTCAAGGACGTGGCCGAGGTAGACCACCGATGGATGCACGACTACCTGGAGTTCGAGGGCGACCGCCTGGAGGTGCGCCTGCCAACCGAGCAGGCGCTCTCGGCGTTCTCCATCTCGGTGTCGAAGTACATGCCTGCGGAAGTGCAGAACGACATGGTCGGCCTGTTCATCGCCAAGCACATGTCCCCCGCGAGCTACACCCACGTCATGGCCCGCATGATGGATCCCGATGACCCGACCTACACCAGCAAGACGGTCGGCGAACTCATGGGCGCGATCAGCCGGGCTTCCATGGCCGCCCGCAAGGCCGCACAGGAAACCGGCGAAGAGTCGGAATAGCAGCCTTGTGCGATAGCCTGGCCCGGTGACCACCGCCGGGAGCATCAACCTCGGCGTCGACATTGACGCCTCCGACCTGCGTGGTGAGCTGACCCGCGCGGTCCAGGAGGCCATGGGGCCGGTGCTCGCCGACCTGAACCGCGACATGCGGAACAGCCAGCGCCAGGCACAATCTGGCTACCGGGACACCGCACGCGCCGCCAACGACAGCGCGAACCAGCAGCGCCTGGCAGCTCAGCGCGTCCAGCGCGGCATCCATGGCATCACCGAGGAGCACCGCAGGGCCACGGCGGCGGCGACCGCATTCGGCCTGGCGCAGGTGGCCTCCCTGCGCGACGGCACCCGTGCGATCAACGCGCAGGCGCGAGCATGGGACCGCCTGGCGGCGGCCAAGGCCCGCGCGGCGGCGGTGCCGAACCCCGATGCTCCCCGTGGCCCGCCACCCGGTACAGGCGGCGGCGGCGGCGGCGGCGGTCGCGCTGGCGGTGGACGTGCAGGCGGCGTCGGCGGATTCCTAACCAGCCCGCTAGGCCTCAACGCCATCGCCATCGGCGCGGCGGCGATCCCGCCCGCGCTCCAGGCCGGTTCCCTGGCGGCGGCCAACCTGCTCGGTGCCATTCAGCAGCTGACGCAGGCAGGCCTCGCTCTGCCCGGTGTGTTCGCCGGTATCGCCACATCGGTCGGTACGGCGGTGTTCGGCTTCAAAGGCCTCGGTGAGGCCGTTACGGCGCTGTGGGAGGCCGCCGCCAGCGGCGACCCCAAAGACCTGGAGAAGGCCGCCGAAGCGCTCAAGGACATGGCCCCGGCGGCGCAGGACGTGGCCAAGGCCGTGGCTGGTACGCGCGACCGGTTCGTGGACCTGCGCAAAGAGGTCCAGCAGAACATGTTCGAGGGCGTGGCTGGCGACTTCACCACTCTGGTCGACCGGCAGTTTCCGGCGGTGCAGGCCGGGCTGGCCAAGACCAGCAAGGCCTGGAACTCGACCATTCGGGAGCTACTGCGCGTCGGTGCCAGCGACAAGGTGACCGGGTTCCTGGACCGCATTTTCGGCAACACCGCCGAAGGCCAGAAGCGCGCCAACGCCGCCATCGAACCGCTGATCAACGGCCTGGGCCGACTGGCCGCCGTCGGCAGCGATTTCCTGCCACGCCTTGGTGACGGCCTGGCCAAGCTGGCCAACCGGTTCGACGCCTTCATCACCAAGGCCGAGCAGTCCGGTGATCTGGCCAAGTGGATTGACGAAGGCTTCCGGGCGGCGGCCAACTTTGGCGAGAGCCTGCTCAACATCGGCAAGATACTGACCGACATCACCAAGGCCGCCGGTGGCGACGGCGGGTTCCTGAAATGGCTCCGTGACGCCACCACGCAGCTGCACGAGTTCCTGTCCAGCGACGAGGGCCAGGAGAAGCTGACCAACTTCTTCAACGAAGGCCGCCAGGCCATTGCGGAGTGGAAGCCGATCCTCCAGGACCTGATCAGCGTTGCTCGCCAGGTGTTCGACGGGTTCCGGCAATGGGGCGAGTTCATGCTCCCGGTGCTGCGCACGGTGGCCGATCTGCTGGCCTCTATGCCCGACAGCGTGACGGCGGTGGTGACCGCCTTTCTGGCCTGGAAGACGCTGACCGGCGTCACCAGCCTGCTCACCAACCTCGGCGGCATCGGTCGCGGCCTGGACAGCCTGCCGGGCCGCGCGAACACCGCCGCCGGTGGTATCACCCGCGCGCTCAACAAGATCGCTGTCCCGGCCTTGCTGGCACCGCTGCTGACCGGGTACACCGACGGCCTGGTCGGCCCGGACCAGAGCGTGGCCTCCAACCTGGGCGGCGGCGCGCTCAACATCGCAGGCGGCGCACTGCTCGGTGCGCAGTTCGGGCCGTGGGGCGCGGCGTTGGGCGCGATGATCGGCGCTGGCGTCACTCTGTTCCAGTCCACCAAGGAGCGGCTGGACAAGGCCAAGGCCGAGTGGGAGGCCCAGTGGGAGGAGGACCACAACGCTGGTCCCGACCGCCCCGGCTCGGCCGAGCAACAGCTCGCCGCATTCCCGGAGCTGCGCGGCACCCGCCTGCCGAGCCTGTACAACCCGGACGGCTCGCTCAAGCCGTCGCCGGGCCAGCAGTTCGCCGACGTGATCGGTTCCGGCAAGGTGCCCGGCGCGGTGATCAACCCCGACGGCACGGTCACCTACAACGGCGTGACCATCCCGAACTTCAAGGTGCCGCAGCCCGGCACGCCGACGCAGCAGCCGTACCCGCTGCGCACCGCTCCGGTGCAGGGTCCGCAGGCGGTGCCGCCGCCCAAAATGCCGGTGCCTGCGGTGCCCGACATCGCGCCGAGCGACCTCGGCGGTCTGCTCGGTGCCAAGGAAGAGGTGCGCCAGCTCGCCACCGAAATCACCGAGCTGCCGGAAGGCGAGGTCCGTATCAAAGACCCGTCGCCGGAGCTGCTGGAAAACCTGAACAAGGTCGACGCCACCATCACCAAGGTCGGCGAAAACGAGATTCAGGTGAAGGCCGACACCAAGAAGGCCCAGGCCGAAGTCGACGCCTTCGTGCTCAAGTACAAGCAACAGCAAATCCAGCTCCAGATCAGCGCGCTACCGCCGGGGGCGGTGCCGCAGGGCCGCGCGTTCGGCGGTGCCATCTACGGCGGTGTGCCGGGCCGCGATAGCGTCCCGGCCATGCTCATGCCGGGCGAGCACGTCCTGACGACAGCGGACGTGGCGCGCATGGGCGGCCAGGCCAACGTCTACGCGTTCCGGCGCGCACTGCACTTCGCCGACGGCGGTGAGGTTCCAGGCCTGCCGACCATTCCAGGCGTCAGCGACGACAACACCGAGCTGGGCGTGCTGCGCCAGATTCGTGACCTGCTGGCAGGGAAGACCGGCACCGGGCCGCTGGTCGATACGGCCAAGGCGGTCGGCAACATCGCGCAGGACACCACACAGGGCGGCAGCGGTAGCGCCACCGGGCCGTTCGGCACCCCCATCAAGCCGCGCCATCGTGGCTACGAGATGGCCGCCGCCGCGATCAGCGCGCTGGGCGGCGACCCCGAGAAGTTCCTCGGTGCCGACCCGGCCACGCTTCCGGTGTCCCAGGGCGGCATCCTGCCCAACCCGGTCGCGCTCAGCGCCGGTGCAGCTGGAGGCGGCATCGACGTGGCGCAGCTCCAGAAGTTCGCGCGCACCGGCAACGTGGCCGACCTCCCGGCAGGCATGTCGCTCAACGACCCGGTGGTCACCGCCATCACCAGCGCGCGCAACAAGAAAAAGGGCATGGGTGCCGACGCCATCTCCGACCTGGTTGGCCAGGCGCTGGCACCGGGTGGCTTCACCGGCACGCTGGACGCGAACAACACCGCGCTGGTGAAGGCGCTGGAGAAGCTGCGCACCAAGGGCCTTCCGGCCACACCAGGCGGCGGCGGTTCGTCGGCCCTGGCGGCGTATGGCGGCCTCCCCGGTGGCCTTGGCGGCGGCCTGATGGACCCGGTCAGCGCCTACGCCGCCGCGCACAGCGGCGGCCAGTACCAATGGGGTGCCTCCGACCTTGCCGCTGGCCTGTCGGACTGCTCCGGTGCCATCAGCGACCTGGTGGAGCTCATCACCAAGGGCCAGGCGACCGGCGAGCGGCTGTTCTCGACCGCCGACGCCGGGTCGGTGCTCAAGAGCCTCGGCGCGGTGGAAGGTGCGCTACCCGGAGCGCTCCAGATTGGGTGGGACGCCGGGCACATGCGCGCGACGCTGCCCAACGGTGTGCCGTTCGAGAGCGGCGGCGGTACCGGGCAGGGCGCGACCTACGGCGGCAACGCGCGTGGCGCAGCTGGCATGCCCAACATCATGAGCCTGCCGGTCAACGGTGTGTACGGCGCGATCCCCGGCCTGGCGTCCGGCTCCACCGGCGGCACGCCGGTGTTCGTCACCAACTGGCCGGGTGGCGGCCAGAACGGCATCGGCGGCCAGATGCTCGGCGGCCTGTTCAACGGCCTCGGCCAGGCCGGGCAGAACGTCAGCGGTGACCTGCTGTCCGGCATCAGCGCGCTCTCGCCGAACATCGGCAACAAGGTGCCCAACGCCGAGCTGGCCAAGCTGGTGCGCGAAGGCAACCCGCTGGCGCTCCTGGCGGCGGCCGGGTTCAACGTGCCGGACTTCACCAAGCAAGGCGGCCAGGGCGGCGAGTTCGAGGCCAACACCTCGGCGTACGACTCCAGCGGTCGCCTGATCTCCAACACCTCGGCGCTGTCCGACCGCACCAGCACCTCGCTGGCCGCGCAGATCGAGGACATGAAGAAACAGCTGGTCTCCGTGGTGGACCAGGTGAGCGACAAGCTCAGCGAGGACGCGCTCAAGCCGATCATGGAGTCGGCCATCCAGGCGGGCCTGGAAGGCCTCAAGGATTCGGTGACCTCGGCCATCGGTACGCAGCTCGGCCAGGCCGCCGGGCCGCCGATTGCCGACGCGGTGCGCTCGGCCATTCCGTCGGGCAACGGCACCGGCAACGTCGGCGGCGATCTGGCCAACGCCGCCACCGGCGCGCTGGCAGCGGGGTTCGCCGCCGGTGGCCCGGTGTACGGCGGCACGCCTGGCCGCGACAGCGTGCCCGCCATGCTCATGCCTGGCGAGCACGTGCTGACCACCGCTGACGTGTCGCGCCTGGGCGGTCAGGCCGGGGTGTACGCGTTCCGGCGCGCCCTGGCGCGCGGCGGTGTGCGCGGGTTCGCCACCGGCGGCGGCGTCATCGCCAACGACACCGTCGGCGCGGAGTTCTTTGGTGTGTCGGAGGTGCCGATCCTCGGGGCCATCGTCAACCTGCTGGTGCGCGTGTTGCTCAAGGTGCTCGGCGTCGAAATCGAGGCCCGCGACACCCTGATGGAAATGACCGACGACTTCCGGCAGTTCCGAGGTGACTTCAAGGCGTTCGACGCCACGGGCCGGTTGATGAACGACACCAGCGCGCTGGTGGATCGGTCGAGCACCAGCGAGCAGGAGGCGGCGCAGGAGCGCATTCGCATCCTGAAAATCGTCATTGAAGCGCTCATCAAGTACATCATCGAGAAGGTCATCGTCCCGATTGCCAAGGCGGTGGCCAACGCCGCCATCCAGGCCGGTGCGAGCGCGGCGGGCGCGGCGATCAACAGCCAGGCACCGGGTGCCGGTGGCATTGTGTCCAGCCTCATCTCCAGCGCCGGGTCCGCAGGCGTGGACATCGCCGCCGAGATCGGTACCGACTTTGCGCTGGCCGTTGCCGGGACGCTGATCGACGTGCTGGGCGATTCGATCACCAGCTACGGCGGCGACCTGGCCACGGCGATCTTCGGCGGCGGCGCGATCCAGAGCCTTCTCATCGGGCCGCTGACCGCGATCACCGATCCCATCCTGTCGGCGTTCGGCACGGTGACCGGGCTGATCAGCACCCTGTTCGGTGGCCTGCTCGGTGCGGCCAGCTTTGACGACGGCGGTATCGCCGTGGGCACCGGCATGATGCCCAAGGCCACCATCGCGCCGGAGCGCGTGCTCAACCCGACGCAGACGCATCTCTTTGACCGCATGGTGGCGGCATTGGAGCGCGGTGCCACCACCGGCGGTGACAAGCGTATTGAGGTCCATGCGCCGATTACAGTGAACGGCGGGCCAGAGGCTGGCAAGGACGTGCGCAGCCGCCTGCTGGAGCTAATCGACTAGGAGGCCCGGTGGCGTTTCGCGGGTGGTTTGCCCTCAACGGGGTGGAGCTTGCCAACAGCTCACGCGTGGTGGCGCACCTCGGTGTCGAGGTGCCCACGAGCGACCTTGGTGTGTTCACCGACCCGTCCGGTGATTGCGGCCTGGTGGAAAGCGAATACGGCCCGGGCACCTTTGAACTCGCGCCGTCGATGACGCAGGTGTCGCCCGGGCTGTACACCCCGCCCGACGGTGCGCGGCGGTTCGGTCCTGGCCTGCTCCTGGTGGGCGACTCCTGCTGGGCACCGAGCGCGCTGTGCACGCAGGAGTGCCGGTCGCTGCTCGGCTACGACGACAGTTGGCCCGGCCTGCGCGAGTTCCTGGGCGACACCATCTACCGCCCGGAGCTGGCACCGTGGTACGTCGCCGAACAGCCCGAGAGTGCGGAGTTCGGCGGCGTCTGGGTGATGCAGGTCGATGGCCTGGACGTGACACCGGCAGAGCGCGAGATCATGCCGGTGGTCGGCCCCGGCGGTGTGGCCGGGCCGCCGCGCGACCCGCACCGGGTGGTGCGGTTCGAGGCCTTGCTGGTGGCCTGTACGCACGCAGGCCTCAACTACGGCCTGCAATGGCTGGCGTGCAACCTGCGCGAGGCGCACGTGGACAGCACCGCCAGCCTGCGCTACCTGGCCGCCCACCCGGAGCACAGCGCGGTGGACCCGGCCAGCCTGGTGCGCGAGGCCGCTGGCGTGGTGCTCACGCAGGAGCCGCGCATCATGAACGAGTACGCGCCGGGGTCCAAGCGCAACCAGCAGGCCACCGTCTACCGGGTGTCCTGGGAGCTGGCCATCCTCTCGCCGTACGCGTACGTGCCGCCGGTTGACCTGGTGGTCGACTGGCATGACATTGTGCGCCAGCCCATCAACTGGATCCACGCCGCCGACTGCGCCAAACCTGAGACCTGCGTGGACATGCCGGTCATGTACTCCACCGAGTGCGAGCCGGAAGAAATCGCGGTCACCAACACCCCGCCACCGGTGTGCGGCGGCTGCCTGCCGGTCGGGGAAATCAGCAAGTACCTGTTCCAGGTGCCGACGATGGACTACCCGTTCCGGTGCCGCGAGACGGCGGTGACGCAGGTGATTCGCAACGTCGGCGAACACTCCCTGTCGCTCCAGGCTTTCTGGCGCGTCTGCGGCACCGACGTGCGGTGCGAGGACAACCGGTTCCCGCTCCAGGTCAGCGGCATGCCACCCGGTTCCGAGCTGGTGCTCGACGGTGTGACCGGGCGGTACAAAATGTGGTACGACGAGCGCTGGCGTCTCCCGGTCGGCATAGTGGGAACACCGAACGGCGCGCCGTGGCGACCGCCGCTGATCGACCGGACGACGTGTTGGGAGTTCGTGGTGCAGACTGCCACAACCTCCGACTTCGAGGTGGAGCTGAGCCTGCGCGACCGGGAGGCCTAGCTGTGATCGTCAGCGATCAGCAGATCGTCAGCATTTCCACCCACCGGGGTGTGCAGCTGAACCAGTTCCTGCCCACCGAGCAGATGAGCCTGGCCTGGAGCCGTGAGCTGCGCCAGACCAGCACGTGCGAGCTGGTGGTGCCGACGCAGTTCGCCGCGCAGCAGTTCCCGAACCTTCAGCCGTGGACGCAGTGGGTCTCGGTGTGGGACGGCAACGGCCAGGACATGCTGTGGCGCGGCCCCATTCAAGGCATCACCGCCGACCGCCGACAGCTCACCATCACCAGCTCCGACCCGAGTGCCTACTACCGCAAGACGCGCACGCCGCTGACCAAGCGCTGGGAGGCGGTGGACCTGTCCGTCCCCGCTGAGGCGTTGTGGCACCAGATGGCCGAGGACAAGGCCATCAACGTCGACCCCATCGTGCGCCCGGACCCGCTGGGCGACCGGTTCGACATCGACCTGGTGCGCGACCAGCAGCTGGTGGAACAGGACTTCAATGACCTGGTGCAGAAAGGCCTGCGCTGGTCGGTGGTTGCCGGTGTGCCGATTCTGGGGCCGCTGCCTTACAAGGCGGTGGCCGCACTCGGCGAAGACGACTTCCTAGGCAGCGGCGTGCAGCTGCACCGCGATGGGAGCCAAACCGCCAACGACGTGCTCCTGCGCGCGGCCGACCAGACCGCGCGTGCGCGCGTCAACGTCGTGGGCCAGAACCTCCAGACCATCGTCAACGCCGACAGCATTTTCGGCGTGTCCAACGCCGAGAAGGCGGTGCGTCAGTACGTGCGGTACACCGGCACCTACCGGGACACCCTGGTGGTGCCAGAGGATACCCAGCTGCACCCCAACGCGCCGGTCACCATCGCGCAGCTCATGCCTTCAGCCCGGTTCCACGTCGAGGCATATGGTTTGCTCTCGCTTATGGAGCTGCGCAGCGTGAAGGTGTCGGTCACCTCCGGTGCCACCACCGTGGCGGTGTCGATGGACAGCGTGAACGATGACCTGCCCGAGCTGGCCGAGCTACAGCAGAAGACACCGGGGGCGATCCTGTGAGCCTGGTACCGGCCTCCCGGCCACTCACCGACGCCGAATGGGCCCGCAGTGTGGAGCAACGCCTGCGCGAGCTACAGGCACCGCGCAGTGTGCGCGTCGGCCAGTGGGCGATCAACGCCGTCGGCGGCGAGCTGGTGGCCACCAAACCCGGCGAGTCCATGGTGATCGGGGAGGCGGCCCCCGAACCCACCAAGGTGGCGCTCACACGTGGCTACGTCAAGCCAGAGGACCTGAGCGGCGCTATCGGCTACGACGACGAGGTCGGGGCACCGGCCACGTCGTTTGACGAGATCAAAGCCTGGTTGCAGGACAAGTTTTACGGCGTGGTGGACCCCACGCGCATCCCGGCGCTGCCGTGGCAGCACCTGTTCGACGGCGGCGTGGAGCTGCTGACCGACCCCTCGTTCGCTCAGCCTGGCACGCTCGGCTACGACCCGAGCGTGGGGCGGCTGGCGCTGGGGTCGGTGAAGTTCACCGCCGACGGCTCCGACCAGTCGCGGGTGTCGAACCTGATCGAGGTGGTGCCGGGCGAGAAGATCGCCGCCCGCGTGTGGGCGTTCTTCGAGGGAGTGACCGCGACGGCGGGCCAGAACGGCATCCGGCTCCAGGTGCGGGCATACCACCTGGAAGGCGACACGCTCACGCCGGTGGGCACGCCAACGATGCTGGCGGGCATCGCATCGCCGTCCGGGGAGTCCGATGACCACCCCGACGAGGTGGACGGGTGGGTGCTGCTGTCCGGCACCTACACCGTGCCGTCGGGCACCAACCGGATCGTGCTCGAGCCGATGGTCACCAGCGCGGTGACGGCAGGCGATGTGTGGTTTGACGACGGCTCGGCGAAGAAGACACCGACCGGCATGCCGCAGGCGTGGACCTTGGACCTGCCCGACGACCTGGACTCGCTGTGGAACGGCGTGGTCGGCACCGTTGAGACGCTGATGGCGCAGCTGGGCCTGACGCCGACCGGTGAGTTCTGGGACGACCTGTTCGACCTGTCGGACGAAATTGCGTGGATCCAGGAACGTGCCGCCGAGGGCTGGCAGGACGCCGCGCAGGCGCTGGAGGACCTTGGCGACCTGGCGCACAACCTGCTCACCAACCCGGCGGCGGTGCTGGGCCAGATCGGGCAAGGCCTCGTAGAGGGCCTGGAAGACGACCTGGCCGACGCCGGTGACGCCATTGCCGATGTGTTCGACGGCCTCCGGGACACCTGGAACCGCATCGTCGGCGGCTACCGCCGTACCTCGGTGACCGGGCAGACCAGCCAGGACGTTGAGGAAATCATGGTGTCGGTCGGCCAGGAAATTCTGGTCGCGCAGGAGTCCACCATCACGCTCGCCAACCAGGCCAACGCGCCCAAGAACGTGGCGTACTGGGAGACGCCGAACCCGTTCGAGGACGTGTCATTTCCGCGCGCGCTGCTGGTGCCGGAACTGTCGTACAACGTCAGCGGCACCACGGCGCGCGCCAACCTCGGTACGCTGCCCGCGAACTGGACCGCCAGCGTCGCCGACGACGTTGAGGTGCATACGCACAACATCACCAGCCTGACGCTGACGCCGGTGACCTCCCGTCCGCGCTACACCATCGCCGCCGGGACGCTGGCACTGTCGGCGGTGCGCATTAAGCAGGACCGGCTGATCAACATCGCCCGGTTCATCGCCGGTGGCGACACACCGCCGCCGACGGCCCTGTACGTCGGCCTGTACGCCACCGACCCCGAGACCGGGAACATGGCGCTGGTCCACAACTTCGGCGACATGAAGGGCGACATTGCCACCGGGTCGGGCCTGTATGAGACGCCGTGCGAGCTGCCCGCCGACGTGCTGGTGGACGCGGGCACGTTGTTCGCGGTCGGCATTCTGCCGGTCGGCGGCTCGTTCTCCGTGGCCGCAATCCGACGCCAGCCGATCACCACCTCCGCGCTGATCTACCCCCAGGCCGCCACCGAACTGCTGACCGGGCAGTCCACGTTGCCGTCCACGATCACCGAGTCGGCGTTGACGCACACGGCGACGCACCGCGTCTGGGTGAGCGTTGGCCAGGCGGTGGAGTCCACACCGGAGGACGTGAGCCCGGTGACGTTGAGCATGAACTTCGACGTGTCGAACACGAACAACTGGTCCTCGCCGTCGTTCCAGCAGATCGGCACGTCCGGGAGCCGGTTCGGTATCGACAGCGGCGCGATCTACTGCGCGTCGGACCTGTTGGCGATCGGCGAAGAGGTGCATTGGCGCTCTGCGCTGTGCCTGACGCCGGTGCACACCAACGACCATTCGGCGACGATCACGCTGGACACCCAGTTCAACGCCAACACCTACGGGTACACGACGACGCGTGCCTATGTGCGGTGCAACAGCAGCGGCACCTCGGGCGTGGCGATGCACCTGGACTCGAACTCGGCGGGCAACCTGCGTATCCGCATCGCCAACATCACGAATATGACCTCACTCGGCACCGTCCGGGCCACCGCCACCACAACGTTCGCGCCGGGCGATGACCTGGAGATTCGGGCGGTCGGCTCGCTGTACAAGGTGTACAAGAACGGTGTCGCCGTACCCGGTGCGGAGTGGGACGACACCACCGAGATCGTGCCGGTCGGCAAGGCCTGGCGGCGGCATGGCTACGGCCTCGGCAACCGCAACGTCTCCGCGTTCACGACGTACCGCACGGCCTACATCGACCGGTACGTCGCGGCCGACCTGGTGGCGTGATGGCAGGCTGGCTCCCGGACGTTCCGACCATTCACACCGTCACGCGGCGTGGCTGGTTCAGCACGCCGGTGCCGCCGCCGGGCCCGGCCCCCGAGAAGGGCTGGTGGGCAGTCCTGTCCATCGACAACACGCTGTCGGTGGAACTGGTCAGCACCACCGAGCTGGAAGTGCTCGGCGGCATGGGCGTGGTGGCGTCGGTGGAACTCACGCGCGAGGTCGCGCTCCAGAAGCTCGGCATGCTGGCCGTGCAGCGCGCGGTGGCCGTCGGCGGCGCGGCAACGCTCGGCAAGCTCCAGAGCTTTGACCTGGAGACGGTGCTGGAGCTGGCGAGCGCGGTGACGGTAGGCCGGGTGGCCAACCTAGACATCGCGCGTTCTGAGGCGCTGGAAGCCGCTGTGGCGCTCGAAAAAGTGCTCCCCCTGGCGATTGCCCAGACGGCCACCGCTGAGCGCGCCGTGGACCTGGAGCGCGTCGGCACGCTGGAGGTCACCAGGCTGTTCCAGACCTACCGCGAGGTTGAGCTGGTGAAGACCGGCGGCCTGGCCGTCGCTATGCCGCTCGCGCTGGCCAACACGGTGGAGCTGCTGCGCCGACGGAACATCCTCCTGGCGTCGGGGTTCGTGATCGGCGCGGCGGCAGCGATGGGCTTCCAGCCGCTCACGCCGGTGACCCAGAGCTTCACGACGGCTGGGGCGTACACCTACACCTTTCCGCGCAACGCGATCTTCTTCGACCGGATCATGCTCGGCGGTGGCGGCGGCGGCAAGGGCATGGCATTTGTCGACGCGTGGGGGTCGGGCGGCAACGGTGGCAGCTACGAGTCCGACACGGTGCAGCGTGGCGTGGACTTCGCGTGGTCGGTGACCTCGTTCACCGGCACGGTCGGCCAAGGCGGTCAGGGCGGTGCCGGGTCATTCAGCAACGGTGCGCCCGGCGCCACCGGGCAGGCGACCACGTCGCTGGTGTCCGGCGGTACGACGCTGACCGCTGCGGGCGGCGCGGGCGGCACCACCGCGAACCCCGCGAACGTCGCCGGAAAGTCGCCGGGCGACCGGACACAGGGCGGGTTGACGGTGACCGGTGGTGCTCAGGTGGCGTCCGGCAACGGCAACGTTCCTGGCGGCGGCGGGGCCGGTGCCGTCGTGTCGACCACGCCTGGCGGTACCGGCGCGCGTGGCGTGGCGGCGTATCGCGCATACCAGTAGTCACTCCCAAGTGAAAGGATGGCCGCATGACCGTCGGCATCACCAGTTACCTGGCGAACAAGCTGCTCGACCACGTCGGGCGCAATGTCGCCTACACCCCGCCAGCGGTGGTGTACGTCAAGGCGCACACCGGCGACCCCGGCGCGTCCGGTGCCAGCAACGCCAGCGCGCAAACCACCCGCCTGGCCGTCAGCTTCGCCGCTGCGGCGGGCGGGACCATGACGGCGAACACCGCGCCGGAATGGACACTCAACGCCACCGAGACCATCACGCACGTGTCGTTCTGGGACGCCAGCTCTGGCGGAAACTGCCTATGGACGTCACAAGCTACCGTGTCCAAGGGCGGTGTTTCCGGCGACATCATCCGCATCTCGTCCAACACGCTGTCGTTCGGCCCGATTGCCGCATAGGAGGCCTCATGCCAGAAAACGATCAGAACACCTGGGCGGTGCGGTGGGAGGCGGCGCAGCTGCCGGTCGGCCTGATCCCGGAGTGCCCGCCGCCGCCGGTGTACCCGGCCGACCAGCTCCCGCCGGTCACCTATGACCCGGCCACCGGCAACCCGATTCCACCGGAGTACACCCCCGAACAGCAGGAGCTGGTCGACAACTACCAGGCTCAGGCAGAGGTGTACGCCGACTGCGTGGCGCAGTGGAATGCGGCGGTGGACGCCGTGCTGGCCGACGACGCCAACTGGACCATTGCCATGACCACCGCCTCCAGCGAGAGCGTGGCCCGCGCGCTGCTGGCCGAGCTGCGCCTGGCGCACGCAGGCGACAAGTACACCCGCAACTTCCGGCTGGTCACCGCGCCGCCGCGCAGCTGGACCGTGGTCGAGTAGGGAGGCCACCAATGGCCGTTATGGACTTCACCGAACCCAACGTCTGCATTGCGGAAAACCTGACCACCGACGACGGCGGTCTGCTGCGCATGCAGCCGTGGGCGGTTCCGCGCGTTGTGCGCGACGTGAAGGCCCTGGCCAACGACGGCAACGGCAAGGTCTACCCGACCGAGAAACTGCCCGGCAAGCTCCTGATCAACCAGCGGCTGGACTGGCGCAACGACACCCCCTTGGAGCAGGCCGTGCTGATCCGGGTGACGCGTGCGGCGCGCGAATGGGTCACCAGCAACCCCAACGCGATTCAGTTCCGCGACCGGTGGAGCTTCGCGCTCAACCATCAGCCGTCGGTGCCGGTCACCTCCGGGTACTTCAACAGCCAGCTCGGCTCTGCAATCGACCTGGGCACCAACTCGGTGGCCGAGCCGGAACCGGGTGTGCAGTGGAACTGGGTGCCGGTGTCCACCTCCGAGGAGTGGGTGCCGTACCTGGTGCCGCCCGGTTCGACGTTCTACTTCTGGTACCGGTGTTACCTGTGGACACCACCGCCGTGGAGCGACAACGCGAACAAGAACTCGCCCAAGCACACCGCATTCGCCAAGTGGACGCGGTGCCAGCTGTGGGCGTTCCCGCAACAGGGCAACCTGGTGGCCGGATGAGCCGCCGAGGAGCGCGGGAGGCGATGGTCCCGCCGGACAGCGGGCGACCGTTGCGGCCGGGCCGCGACTGTCCGAACTGCGCAACGTCGCTGCGCGTTGAGGAGCACCGGCGCTACTGCACCGAGTGCGGGCACGAGGAGCCGCGATGAGCGTCAAGGTCTGCACGTTCGAGTACATGCTGTCCACCGTCAACGGAATGGACCTTGCGCGGCACTACTTTCCGCGCGTGGTGGCCGAGTCGTTCCTGGAGTCGACAAAGGACGGCGAGATCAAGCTCTCGCCTGACCCGGTCACCATGATCGACGGTGACCTGACCTGGTTCAACAACACCAGCGACGACCAATGGGTGGTGGTGCAGACCCAGCGCGCGCCGCGCTCCATCGTGGCGCAGTCCCCGGCGACGGTGGTCATTCACGACGCCGCCAGCTTCGACGTAGGCATCTCCCCGCAGGCCGACTATCCAAGCGTCATGCAGGACACATTCGGCGGTCGCGGCCAGGTGGACCGCAAAGAGGCTCGCGCCGAGGACCTGCTCTACGGGCGGCTGTTCTACGACAGCGACTCCACGCAGGCCTGGCGCACAGTCGGGGTGGTGCCCGCCGGACAGAGCATGCACTACCGGCATCTGACCGCCGTGCAGACACCGGGCACCTGGATCAGCCCGAGCGAGTTCGAGCCGCGATGGGAGGCAAGCGCGCGGTGGGTGCGCCTGCTGGCCTTCGCCACACCTGTGGGGGCGCAGTGACACATCCCGATCATTTCGCGGTCGTTGGCGACGCGCTGGCACCTCAGCCGTGGATGCAGCTGCGCAGCGTGGCCACCGCCGAGACCGCTGGCGTGGCCAAGAGCTATGAGGTGTCCGGCGGCCTGGCCAAGAACGAGGCGGTGCTCTCGCTGTCCACCCGGTGGACCAACAACTCGCCGGTGCCACAGTGGGTGTACGGCATGGTGTCCAACGAAGGCAACGCCGTCTACCTCCAGGCGCGCTCGCGGGCCTACCTCCTCGAGCGCCACGGCTTCGTGGTGGACGACGACCCTGCTGGCGTAACCATGGTGGACGTGAGCAAGTGCGGCACCGGGTTCGACATCGGCAAGGCCGGGACGCTGAGCCTGGGCACGGCGTTCGGGATCAGCGAGTACCGGGCGCATTCCGGCACCTACCCGCTCATGCCGCAGATGACCGGCATGACCCTGGTGGCCCCCGGTGAGACGTTCCAGGCACGCGTGGAGCTGCGGTTCGTCAGCGAATACTGGGAGGCCACCACCATCGACGGCGGCGAGACTGGGTCGGAGTCCGGGTACGTCGCCGGGGGTTACCGCATCGACCTGTTCGCCGTCCCGGCGCTGACGCCGCCAGGGCCGCGCCCGGTGCCGACGCTGGTCGGCGGCGGCTCGGTCAGCTACGACACCCAGACCAGCTCCACCACCGAGGTCGAGGTGCCGGAGGACGTGGAAGAAGGCGACATGCTGGTGGCCGTGGTCGGCAACCAGCTCGGACTGGCCGGTGGCATCGCACCGGTCGAGGCCGGGTGGACACGCCTGCTGGTGGTCAACGACGGCCAGTTCGGTTTCGCCGACGCGCACCTAAAGGTGTACATCCGGCGCGCGGGGTCCGATGAGCCGGACACCTACTCGTTCACCAACAACCTGCTGGCGCAGCAGATCGCCTGCCTGTTCGCGGTGCGCGATGCTGCGGAGAACGTTGAGGAGGGCTGGCGTGCCGCCAGCGCACTGCGCCGCCAGTTCTGGGAGCGCGCCGAGGGCCACGTCGCGCCGAGCATCGACGCGCGCGGCCAGCTGCTGGTGTGCGTGAGCTATTTCGCCAAACCGGTGCTCGCACCGGATATCACCCAGACACCGCCCGAGGACATGTCCGAGCTGGTGGACATCGCCAAGAGCGCGTCCAGCATGGCCATTGCCTACCTGGAAAGCCCGCCGCAACCGACCGGCGAGCGCGCGTTCACGCTCAGCCAGGAGCCGCTGGGTGTGCTCGGCAGCTTGCCCAACCGTACGATCACGGCCACTATCCTGATTCCAGGTGCGTACGGCTCTTAGCGGGCCGCACAGCGCCGTATAGGAGGCCTCGTGTACGACCCGCCACCCGGTTACGACGACCTGATGCACGACTGCGGCGGCGATGACCCGCCGGTGGACCCGGTGTACCGGGAGCTGGAGGTGCCCGGCATCGGTACCGTGCGGGCCCGGCCGCCCATGCCGAACGCCGTCGGTGCGCTGGCCATGGCCGCCCGGTCAGGCATCGACCCGGTGCGCCAGGTGGATTACCTGGGCCTGTTCGTACGCAACCACCTTGCGCCCGGCGAGGTGGAGCGCCTGCTCGTTGGCCAGATGGAAGGTCAGTACCCGACTGACACGATCCAGCAGGTGGCGAAGGCGGTGAGTGTGTGGGGCACGGCGCGCCCTACACAGCGGTCATCTCGCTGAGCGTGATGGCCGCGCACCATTGGCGCACGATCCGTACCCGGTTGCTCAACAACGGCATCGACAACCTGATGCAGCTCACCAGCATGCACGCCCTGCTCGACGCGGTGGAGGCCATCGTCCTGGAGGCCATCGTTGCCGACGCGGTGAAGCCGGAACAGGCCAAGCACAAGCGCGACCAGTTCCTGGACGCCCTGTACGCGCCGACCACCCCCGAGGCCAAGAAGCTCAACGGTGACGGCTACAAACCGCCGCCGTCGGAGTTCGCGGTGCCGGAGCAAGTGGAGGCCGACTTCGACGCATTCGCGCGCATGGTCGCCGGACGATAACACCGCGAGCAGTTACCCTGACCTCGTGAGTGAGATTGTGTTCGCGCTCGACATGAGCAAGCCTGTCGGCCAGCGCATGTCCCCGGAGCTGATCGCCGAAATTCAGGCCGTGGCTCCCAGCGTGGTGGTCAACGGGTCGATCACCGAGGCCAAGCTCAAGGACAAGGCGGTGACCACGCCCAAGCTCAACGAGGGCGCGGTCACCAGTCCCAAGATCGCTACCGGCGGCGTGGAGACCGAGAACCTGGCCGATTCGGCGGTGACCACGTCCAAGGTTGCCGACGGCGCGATCACCGCCGACAAGGCAGGCACCGGCGTCAGCAAGGCCACCGACGCCGACGGCGAGCCGATTGAGAACGACTTCCGGTTCGTGACGGCCAGCCAGTTCGCCGCAATCGAGTCGCCGGACCCCAACATCACGTACATGATTGGGCCGGACTAGGTGTCGATCAGCCGTCTGGGCGGTATCTCCCGCATTCACCGCAACGGCGTCGACCTGATCCAGGTCCGGCGCGGCTCCCAGCTGATCTGGTCGAGCAACATCCTCCTGGACACGTTCAACCGGGACGACGCCAACACGCTCGGTGAGCATTGGACCAGCACCGGAACCGGGTACAAGCTGGGCATTTCCAGCGGCGGTGCCCGCCTGGCGGTACCCGACGGCCTGGTGGCCCTGGCGCTCAACACCGATTACGCACGGTTCAACGCCGCCACGCTGGACAGCGACGACTACGACCTGGAGATCGTGGTTGGGTCGAAAGGTGCCAGCGACTCCATCACCGGCACCAAGCACCGCACCGAGGTGTTCGCGCGTGGGTCCAACACCGGCGTCACGCACGGCGTCGGTATCGACCTCTACGGCTCGGCGGTGTCCATTGTGCGCCGGGTGGCCAGCGTCAACACGATCATGAAGGCCGGTGGTGCCTACGCACCCGGTGACCGGGTACGCCTGCGCGGGGTCGGCAACCTGCACAACCTCTACGTCAACGGCGAGTTCCGGGTGCAATGGGATGACTCCAGCGGCACCGCCCAGAAGGGGTCGGGGTACCGCTCGCTGATCTTGCGCGCCGACGGGTCCAAGGACTTGCTTGGACCACGCCGGTTCAGCGCCTCTATCGACTCGGTGCAGCTCGCCTAACGAGCGCCCCAGTTGCCGCGCCCAGGCCGGTTGGCCGCCCACTCGTCAATGGTGTCGGGGAACCAGCCCTTGTACGGCCCGATCACCGCGTCGGGTGTCGGCAGTTTGATACGCGACAAGGACCGTGGCCCCAGGCCGAGGCGTGCGGCTACCTCGGCTCGTGACAGGTACACCACGGTCTTGCGCTGCTTCTCCTTGGCCATGCACGGGATAATACCGCCGTGCGTGCAGGCCTAATCCTCGCCGGACAGCACCGGACGGATCAGGCCGCCCTCAACAGCTGCTCGGGCCACCACGCAGCGCTCCCACTCCTGGCGGGGGTCGCGCGGCACGGTCACCTCCAGGTACCGGCCTCCGCGTGCCTCGTGCTCGCGCTCGGCCGCCGAGATGACCGAGTCCACCTCGCTGTCGAACTTGTCCACCAGGGTGTCCACCGTGGTCATGAGACCGGGTGGCATGGCGTCCTGGCCGTTCTCGATGCGCTGGTAGCTGCGCCGGTCCATGTCGGACAGGTGCTTGGCCATACCGCGCTGGCTGAGTCCGATGTACAGGCGCTTGGCGCGCATCAGCTCGCCCAGGCCGTCGGTGTAGTCGGCGGGTTCTTTGGTCGTTGTGTCGGTCATGACGTCCTCCTGTGGTTATGGCGGTGCCCGGAGCGCCATCCCCTGCGCTCCGGGCACCTGGTCGGTGTGGTGGCTTACCAGCCTGCGTTAGCGGCGCAGACCGGGCCGATCCCCCTCGCACGGCTCTCGTCGTTGGTCAGCGTGCGGTCGCAGATACCGCAGCGGCCGATCTCGTGGCCGTAGCGGGCGCTGGCGGCCTCGGCACCGACCTCGGCGATCCTGTTCAGGACGGCCTTGCTGGCGGCGAAGCTCATGCGCTGCTCGCTGTCGCTGACCAGGAGCTTGACGAACACGTACCCGGCCCACTTGCCGGTCTCGGGGCGGTCGACCTTGTAGAAGGCCACCCCGTTGACCGCGCCGTCGTTGGTGTCGATGGCGTAGCGCCCGGCAGGCACGACCTCGGCGCTGGGCAGGTCGCTGGCGGCGGCCTTGGCCTTGGGGGCCTCGGCGGTGGCGGCCTTCGGCAGGCCGGTCAGCCACTCGATCATCTTGGACGCACCGGCCTTGGTCAGCGGTGCCCAGGCGGCCGCCTGCTCGGGGGTCTCGGCGGTCTGCGCCGAGTGCGCCAGCACCTGGGTTGACGCGCACGCCCAGGTTGTCGGCGGTGGCGACCTCCGCGACCTCCAGGAGCTGGGCGAAGCCCTCGGTGATCTCCGGGTCGGTGGTGGTCAGCACGTCCAGCACCACGTTGATCACCGCCGCGCGGCCGACGAACTTGGGGGCCTGGCCCCGCCAGTCGCGCTCGGCCAGCAAGGTGGCGACGAACTTCAGCTGGGCGGCGGTGGCCGGGACGACCAGCGCGGCGGGGGCGGTGGCGGTGGTGTTGAAGGGAGTGCTCATGGTGTCGGTCCTTTCTCAGGTGGCGGGTCCGTCCCGCCGTACAACGCACATATTACGGCACGCATGGCTGCATTGTCTCCTGATACGTTGACGCCGTGGCGCTAGGAATGACTCTGGAGAACGGATGGCCCGAGTGCGACCTGGCCGATTGCGACTACGCGACGATTCCGGGCACGCCGCTGCGGCTGCCGTTCCAGCGCGGTATCCCGTTCATCATCTTGCAGGCCTTTCTGCGTGACCTGAACGATTTCATCGAGCCTGCCGACAACGCACGGCACTACACCGACGAAGGCAGCTGGACCGAGGACAACTCGGTGTACACCTCGAACCACAAGGGCGCGACGGCCTTCGACTACAACTGGTCTGATCATCCTCTGGGGTACGCCGCGCCGGACCCGCGCGCGGGGTGGAACGGGTCGGTGCTGATCAAAGGCGACCAGACGCCAGCGGTGCGCGAGCTGCTGGCCTGGTACACCTTTGAAGGCCTCCAGCTTGTGTGGTGGGGCAACGACTGGAACTCGCCCAAGGACTCGATGCACTTCCAGATGGGCTACGGCACCGCGACCGCCGACGGCCGGGCCAAGGCCACCCGGTTCATCGACCGATTCATCCGGGCCGATGGCTATTCGACCTACCGTCGCGGTGGCGTCCCCCGTGGCGGTGGTGCGGCGGTGCCGCCGGTGTCAGTGGGGCTGACCCCGGCGGTGCTGGCCAAGGTGATGGACAACCGGGTGTCCATGGCCCGCTACGAGGCCCTGGCACCGCAGCTCATCTCTGCCTTCCACCTGGCCGGGTGCGACACCTTGCTTCGGCGGCGGCATTTCCTGGCGCAGGTCGGCCACGAGTCCGGCGGCCTGAAATACCAGGAGGAGATCGCCTCCGGTGCGGCGTACGAAGGCCGGGCCGACCTCGGCAACACCCAGCGCGGCGACGGCGTGCGGTTCAAGGGACGCGACTTCATCCAGATCACCGGGCGGTCCAACTACACCCGGTTGAGCCAGTGGGCGTACGGACGCGGCCAGGTGCCGACGCCGACGTTCTTCGTGGACCACCCGGAGGCGCTGGCCACCGACGCGTACGCGTTCCTCGGCGTGGTCTGGTACTGGACGCAGGCCCGCGACATGAACGCGCTGGCCGACCGCGACGACATCGTGGCCGTGACCAAGGCGGTCAACGGCGGCACCAACGGCCTGGAGGACCGCAAGGCGTTCTATGCCCGCGCGGTGGCCGCTGGCGACAACCTCCTGGATCCCGTACCGACCGACGAATGGGAGGCCCTGATGGCCGACGGGCAGAAAGACCAGTCACGGTCGATCTACCGCACCGACAACAACCGAGTGTTCACCGCGCGCGACATGGTGTTCAACGCCGACGCCACCACGCACGGCCTGTGGGTCGAGAGCGCCGCACTGCGCGGTGAGCAATGGGCCGTGGAGCTGGTGGCCGACGTGGCCGCCGGTGTCGGCACCGGCGCGAAGACGTGGTGGGACGCGAGCAAGACCGACACCTGGGCAATCCAGCACGCCCAGCAGGTGCTTCGGGTTATCGAGGCCACCAACCCGGCCGCCCTGGCCACCTACATCGCCAACCGGAAAGGCAGCAACTGATGGCAGAGACGATCGGCCCCGCCGACCCCAACGCGCCGACGCGGGCCAAGGTATGGGCAGGACTGGCGGTCATCGCGCCGCTACTGTCGTTCCTGGCCACCTTCGGCATCCTGTCCAACGACCAGGCCAACGCGATCAACGGCGCGCTCACCGCCGTGGTCGGCGTGCTGACGGCGTTCGGCTTCGGCGTGGCCGCCAAGAAGACCAGCGAGCAGGTCAAGAACGGCACCTTCGACCCGGCACCTCCCCCGCCGCCGGTGCTGGTGCCGCCAGCGATGAGCGCGGTGGAGGGCATCACGGCGGTGGCCAACCAGTTCAACGATCTGGTCACCGGCGTGACCTCCGGTGTGAAGCATGTCCAGGACGTGGTTGGCGGCCTGGCCGGTGCGATCCCCGGTTTGAGCGGCCTGCCGGGCCTCCAGGGCCTTGATCCCAACTCGCTGGCCGCTCAGGCCGCACAACTCGCATACGAGCGCGGTGGGGCCAACCAGGCCGCCGCACGCCCGGCCTCTGGCACCGAGACCGCCACCTGACGACGAACGCCGCCAGGTGATACCCTGACGGCGCTTGTGGCTGCTGTGGTTGTGGCCGGGGAGACAAGTACAACGCCCCCACCTCACTGGAGGTGGGGGCGTTGCTTTGTGCCCGGTCAGAGGGTGTTGGTCTTCAACCAGTTGCGGGCGGCGACCACGTCCTCGTCGGTGTAGGCGACGAAGATCCAGGCCGGGTCGTTGCCGTCACCCTTGTCGCGCGACTTGCCCAGGCGGGCCAGGATGTACGGGTTGGCCTTCTGCTCCAGAATCTTGATCAGCTCGCGCTTCAAGGCCTGCTGGAACACCAGCATGTCCTTGATCTTCTCGCCAGCGCGCGGGCCGGAGAGCACGGCCATGTCGCCGCGCACCACGTCCTTGGCGATGCCGCGCGAGGTCTTCATCTCGGGGATGACCTCGGTGGGCTTGAACAGGAACAGCTCGCCCTCGAACTGCGTGATCTTCTCCCCGGAAATGCCCGACGGCCCGGAGAACGGGTCGCCGCCGCCGAACCCGAGGCCCGGCGAGGCCGAGGTCGGAGCGGCAGGTGCGGCGGCAGCAGGTGCGGCGGGCGCGGAGGTGGCTGCGCCACCTCCGAACGGTGAGTTACCGGCCATGGTGGTGTTACTCCTTAAACGGTGGGTGTTGCGGTTGCGGTGAACAGCCCGGCCACGGTGTGGCCGAGCGCGGTGAGTTCGTCGGACCAAACGTCCTGGAACTCAGCCCACACGGCGTCGAGGTCCGACACCGCCTGGGCAGCTTGGATGCGCTGGTATGCCTGGACATAGCGCAGCGCCTCGGCCGACGGCACCGGCGTGGTCAGGCCGGGTACGTCGTGCTTGGCGTTCTTGCGGTGGTGGCGCGCACGCAGCGAGGTCGCCAGGTACTCGTCCCCGCACGACAGGCGCATCGGCAGCATGTGCGCCATGTTCGGCGCATCGCTGGGCAGGTGGATGAGCACGGCCATCTCCTGGTTGATGGCAGGCATTGGCTCCCAGGTCTCGCCGTCGAGGCCGAGCATCAGCCGTGCGCGGGCGTACCCGGCCAGCTGCGTTGGCCAGGTCATCCACGACCATTTGACATTGTCGGCCTTGCTGGTCTTGAGGTCGCCCAGGTACAGCTCTCCGGTGGTGACGCACATGTAGATGCGGTCCAGCGTGCCGACCACGCGCTCCTCGCCCGCGTCGTTGAGCACCAGGCGCTCGCAATACTGCGGCACGGCGATGAACCCGGCGCGCGCCAGCACCTCGCGGTACTTGTCGACCCAGGGCCGGAACATTTCGGGAACCTGCTCCAGCGTGACCATGGCGCAGTCGACGGCGGCACACCACTCGTGCACGGCGTCGCCGAACTCGGCACTGTTCTTGCCGCCGTTGAAGGCGTCAATGCGCTCGATGAGGTCGTTGACGGTGGACCCGTTGCCCTTGTCAATCGCCTCGCGCAACTCGCGCAGCATCGACACGGCCACCTCGTTGGCGTCCGGCCCGGTGGCGTAGTCGACCAGCTTGAGCACGCTGGCCACCTGCATGCGCGTGGACCACCGGGACAGGTTGTACGTGTCGTCCAGAGTCTTGGCCGCCGCGGTGGCCCGGACGAACCCGGTCGGCAGGCCGGTGATCGGGTCAGGCAGGACGTAGTGGCCGTACTGGTTGAACTTGTTCACCGGGCGCGGGAGCGCCGGGGGGAGCGGGTACTCGGCCCACTGCGTCACCCGCTGCTGCGGCGGCGCGATGCCGATGTCGCTGGCGTCGACTGTCACTGGTGGTTCCTCCTGCGGTGGTTGTGTATTCGGCCGGGACAGGCCGTGCATCGTGTACCGGCGACCGTCGGGGCCGAGCCACGAGTCTGTGAGTTCGTCGTAGTCGTAGTCCGGGTGGGCGAGCAGAGGGTTGGCGGTCCACCCCCACTGCTCGATACCCATGCCGGGGTCGCGCACCGGACGGAACCAGGTGGCACCGTTGGCGTCGGTGCGCGCCGGGTAGTCGGTGGCGACGCTCATGACATGTGCCCGTCAAGGACGCGCGACGCCAGCGCGATGCTGATTTCATCGCTCAGGCGGGCCTTGGTCATGCCGTCGGCACCGACGATGCCGAGGTTGTGCGCGAACATCACCTGCTTATCGCTCGGCTTCTGGTTGCGCCGCCAGGAGGCCGACTTGTCGTTGAAGGTGAACCGGTCGCTCTCGTACACCCAGGCCTCGGCGAAGTCAACGGCGTCCTCCAGGTCCATGAAGTCGGCCACCACCCCGCCGCGCTCCAGCGGCAGCGCGTCCATGCGGCGCTTGGTGCTGGTCAGGCCCGGCAGCCAGCGCTGGTCGCGGCCCTTGCGTCCGGTTTCCGGCCACAGGAACACCAGCCAGCCGTCGCTTCCGTTGATGAACGGCACACCGGCGGGGGTCTCCAGCCACAGCGTGTCCGAGTTGGCCAGCAGGTCGATGCTGACCAGCTCCACCGGACCCTGGCGCACCACCTTGGCCTCGGTGTCGCCGCCGCTCATGGCGTCATCCACCAGGCCGCAGACGCACTCGGTGACGTAGAGGTCGCACGTCGGGCATACCGCGATGGCCTGGCCCTGCTCATCCACCTCTTCGACCGGCGCACCGGGGGACAGGTCGGTGAGGTTGACCAACTTCATCGCGCGGGTGGAGCCGGACAGGTCCAGCACCAGCGCGTCGGTCTTGCCGGGGAACAGGCGCAGCGCGCGGCCGACCATCTGCGCGTAGAGGTTTTTTGACCGGGTAGGCCGAGCCATGACCACGGTGTCGCACATCGGGAAGTCGGCACCTTCGGTCAGCACCATGACCGTGACCAGGTTCTTGGTCACGCCGGTGCGGTACCGGTCGTAGACCTGTTCGCGCTCGGCGTGCGGCATTGACCCGGTGACGGCCTCGGCGGTCATGCCGCGCTCGTTGATGGCGTCGGCGATCATGTGCGCGCCGTCCACGCTGGCGGCGAACACGATGTTGGTGCGCTCGCGGGCATGCAGTTCGATGGCGTCCACCACGTACTCGACGGCGGCCTCCATGACCTCGGCCAGTTCGTCGTTCTTGAAGTCACCGGCCACGGTGCGCACGTCGTCCAGCTTGTCCAGGTTCTTGATGCGCACGGTCTTGCCGCGCGGCTGGACCAGGAACCCGTGCTTGATGGCCCAGCGCAGGTCTTTCTCGTAGCTGACCTTCTGGATCACATCGCCCAGGCCGATGGTGCCCTTCTCGTTGCGGTACATCGTGGCGGTGAACCCACACAGGTAGGCGTGCGTATAGCCGCCCAGTTCCTCGAACGTGGCGTGGAAGCCTTCGGCACCGGCGTGGTGGAACTCGTCCCACAGGATCACGTCGCGGCGGCCGAGCGCGTTGCGGCGCTTGGCGTGCGCCAGCGTCTGGAGGCTGGCGAACACGATGGGAGCGTGGTGGTCGTCGTGCTCGGCCATCACGATGCCGATGTCGCTGGCCGGAATGGTCGGGTCCACGGCCAGCATGTCCCGGCGCATCTGGAACAGCAGTTCGGCGCGGTGGGCCAGGGCCACCACGCGCTTGCCGCTGCGGTAGGCGTTGGAGGCCAGCTTGCCGATGACGGTGGACTTGCCTGCACCGGTCGGAAGAACGACGCCGGTGCGCTTGGTGCCGGATTCCCAGTCGCGCTCGACGGCGGCGACGGCGGCGGTTTGGTACGAGCGCAGTTCGCGGGGTTCAGTCCCCACTGATGCGGTCACGGTGTCTCCTGTTGCGTTGGCGTTGCGGTGGCGGTGCGGTGGCGCGCCCTGTGCGAGCGCGCCACCGACATTACGTTGAGGCGGCGGTATTGTCCAGCGTGCGGACGCAGGCGGCGCAGGAACCGTCGACCGTCCGGTCGTGGCGGTAGTCCCCGTGGCGTGCGCACACTGTCGGCAACCGGCGCTCAGCTGCGGCGTAGTAACCGCGCATGGTGGTGTATCCGCGCGACATGTTAGCCGAGCACCCCGCCGCATCCCCCAGGACCGGCCAACGGCGGTGTGGGTGACCCGTTCGGGATGATGCAGCGCAGCGGCTGCCACCAGTACCCGATGCGGAAGGTGTTCAACCGGGTGCCGTCGGGGAACGACTGGCCTTCGCAGTAGCCGCCCCACCCGGAGGCCGACATACCCGGCCCATTGCCAGGGCACCAGAACGGTGGTGCCGGGACGCGGGGATCCGGCAGAGCGTGCGCCTCGGTGGCGTAGGCGGCCCCGGTGCCCAGGAGCACCGTAGCGGCGGCCAGGGCCGCTGCTGCGCGGCGAACGGTGCGGCGGTGGTAGGTGTGCATCAGCGCACCGCCTCGGGCGCGAGGGTAGCGGCTGCGCGGAACAGGCCCTCGAGGTTGGTGTAGCCGAACAGCTTCAGCTGGTTGGCCGTCACCGTGTCTCCGGTGTGGGCGTTGAGCATGGCCACCAGGCCCCGGTAGGAGGAGGCGGTGGTGGCGTTGAGCCACCCCTGGGGGCGCGGCACGTTGTTGCGCACCTCGTTCTCCGACACCTGCTGGTCGCGCAGCTCGCTGAGGTAGTCGCTACCGGCGGCGGCACGGAAACGCTTGGTGTCCTCGTGGGTCGGGGTGCGCTTGGTCTTGATGAACGCGCTGAGCGCGTCGCGCAGTGCCACGATGTTGTCGCGCTTGCTCGGCGGGGTGTGCTCGGCGATGTAGGCCGCACACCGCCGTCGGTACTCGGCGTCGGCCTTGTCGTGGACGGCCAGTGCGGCGTTGGCCGCCTTGATCAGCGCCTTCTTGTCGAAGGTGATGCTGGTTGGCGCGGTTGCCATGTGTTGTCTCCTTTTGTGGGTGTGGTTGTGTTGCGCGTTGGCCGGACGCGCCCCCGGTAGTGCGTCAGTCGGCCAGGATGTTCTCGGCGGCGAACAACTGGCGTGCCTGCTCGTCGGACCCGCCTGACGGCACGTAGCGCGAACCGGAGGCGGTGCCGGTGAGCGTCTGGATCAGGTCGTAGCGCAGGCCACGGTCGGCGGCCTCGGCCACCTTCTGCTTCCAGGCCTTGGCGGCGTCGGCACGGCTGGCGGTGTAGGCGTCCATCTCCAGGTAGGTCACCAACTCAGTGCGCGTCAGGCCCTGCTCCGGGAACCGCTGCGCGATCAGGCGGCGCATGCGGATGGCGGTTTCGACCACCGGTTCCGGCGTCGGCCGGGCAAGCACGATGTCGCCCTGCATCGGGTCCACCGTCCCGGTCGGCCCGGTGATGATGGGAGCGTTGCGCGGCTCCCAGTTGACCATCATCAGCGGCAGCGGCTCGGCAAGCTGTTCGGAGTTCTTCTGCTTGGTGGTGTCCAGCTCGATGGCCTTGCCGGGGAGGCGTCCGTTGTCGTCGGCCACCATGCGCACGTCCCACCGGCCTTCGCGCACCAGCAGTTCGCTGTCCAGGGCACCGTTGAGCGCGCTGGATCCACGGGCGGTCTCGGAGTGCTTGCCGGTGTGGTGCACGATCAGCACCCCGGCGTTGGTGTGGCGGCGAATCTGGTCAAACCGCTCCACCGCCTTGCCGACCTCGGTGGCCGAGTTCTCCTCGACCGACAGCGCCATACGAGCAAACGTGTCGAAGATGATGAACCCGATGCCCTCGCGGATGATGTAGTTGCCGACCTCCTGCCACACCTCGGCCTGCGCGCCGAGCTTGACGATGGAGTTGGCCAGCAGCAGGTCATTGCCCACCTCGGTGCCGTGCGCCTCTTCCCAGGCCCAGATGCGCTGCACCGCGCCGGAGAGGCCTTCACCGGGCATGTAGAGCACTTTGGTCTTGAGCGTGCGGCGGCCCTGCCAGCGCTTGCCGGTGGCGATGTGGCAGGCCATGTCCAGCGCCACGCTGGACTTGCCGACGCCGGGCGGGCCGATGATGCAGGACAGGCCGCCGTTCTCCAACAGGCCGTCGATGATGTACTCCGGGGGCGGCATGTCGCGCCAGTGCGCGAACGGGGCGATGACCGGGACGCCGAACGTGGCCGAGTTCAGCACGTGCGGGTCCGCAGGCCCGGCCTCGTCGCCGAACGGCACGTCGGCGGGCGGGGTGGCCGGGGCGGGCGCGTCGGTGCCCTGCTGGCCGGGCCCGACCCCGCTGAACAGATCGGCCACCGGCGCAGGCTCGGCCTCGGCAGGCTCGGCCAGGTGCTCGTCGCCCACGTCGCCGCCAACCGGCAGGTGCCACAGGTCGCCGTCGGCGTCGGCCTGGAACGTACCGTCGCCGGTCTCGCACACCGGGCAGTACGGCGCAGTCTCGGCGGCGGCGGCCTGCTCGGTCGGCCAGTCGGTCGGTGCCGGGCCGGGCGTCGGCACGTCGCCCCACAGCGGCGCGTCCATGTTGGCGGTGTCCACACCGGCCTCGCGCTCGGTGGCCTTGCCGTCCAGGATCGACCCGTCGGCGGCCATGGTCGGCGCTGACGGGATCAGGCCCAGGCTGTCCATGGCCTTGCCGATGTTGCCGCCGTACTCGGTCAGCGCCACCACCTGGAGCTTGGACATGGTCTTGGTGCCGTTGGCCGCGATCCACGAGTCGAACGGTTCGCCGGGGTTGTCGGTCCAGATGTGCAGCGGCGCGTCGGGGGTGTAGCGGCCCAGCGTGCACCCGGCGGTGTGCGCGGTGGCCGACTTCGGGCTGGCGTGGCCTTCGCCTGCGGTCCAGACCTCACACCCGCAGGCGTCGTTGCGGCTGGCCGGTGTCCAGCCCAGCGGCTCCAGGAGCACCGACCACGGCGTGGACTCGGCCCATTCGGCGATAACGGTGTCCAGGGCACCGGGCACGCGCTCGGCGGCGCGGCGTTCGAACTCAGCCGCGCGCTCGGCACGCAGTGCACCAGAGCGGGTGATCTCCTCCAGCAGTGCCGGGATCAGCTCGTAGTCCTCCCCGGCCATCACATACGGTCCCTCGGGACGCGAGGACGGCGGGATCAGCACGTAGCGGCGGTTCCACAGGATGGCGAACCCGTCGTCGCCGGACATGGTGATCGCGCCCAGGTTGGACGGCAACTCCACACCGTCGGGCACCCGGAAGTAGAAATGCCCGCCGTCGCTGTGCACCGGCACACCGTCCACGATCTGACCGGGTGTGCGCACCGTCGGCGGCAGCGTGGCCGGTGCCTGGCTCCAGGCCAGGAACCGGTCGAGCTGCGCCTTGGTGTCGCAGTCCACCACGACCAAGCGGCTGGCCCCCACCTCGATGGCCAGGTTGATCGGCGGGCACTCCACCAGCGTGGATTCCTTGACCTGCTTCGGCCCCTTGGGACGCACGACGTTGCCGTCGGCGTCGTGCCAGGTGCCGAACACGCGCAGGTACTCATCCAGGTACTTGAGAACCACCTTGGGGTCGTCGCTAGCCAGCGCCAGGCCCGACGGCGACTTCACGCGCGCCCAGTCGGTGCGTCCGGCCAGGCGGGCGGCCTCCTTGGCATCGGCATCGGCGGCGTTCTTCACCCGCTCGGTGCGCATGTCGGCGGGGTGCTTGCTGTTGGGGTACACCAGCAGCAGGTGCAGGCCCGCCTTGCAGGCCTCGCGGATGAACGCACGCATGCGTTCGGGGTCGGTGTTCATGCCGGGCGGGACACCCAGAATGGATTGCAGATCGGAAGCTCCGAGCATGGCTGAGTTGGCCTTTCGTGGTTGGTGGAGCGGGGAGGTTGAGCCTATGCCGTCGGGTCGGCGGTCGGCGGGTCATCGGCGTGGCCGACACAGAACCAGTCGACACCGCCGTCGGGGGTGCGGACCAGGCGTGCGCCCGGTGCCGTGCAATCGGGTACCGCGCAGTGCGGTGCGGAGTGTGATGCGCGCTTATCGCGGTACTTGCTCATCGTTACACCTTCGCCCATCGGTGTCCCATGTCCGCGCGGTCGGTGCGCAACATGAAGTCGTCGCGCTTGGCCCAGCGGGTCAGGAACTCCGGTGGCGTCATCATGATGTGCTCAACCTCGGCGGCCACATCGGTGTCCACCACCAGCTCGTCGTGCATGGCCAGCTGCACATGGCCGGACAGCCCAACCTCGTCCAGGCGCACGATGGTGTGCGCCAGCACGTCGTAGGCCGACCCCTGGCAGATGTAGTTGACCGCCCGGTAGCTGCCCTGCTGGTCCACCGGCAGGATGCGGCCACCGCCGGTGACGATGCGCCCGTGGGTGATGGCGATGGACTCGACCTTGGCCATGAAGTCGCGGCTGGCGGGCATGGCCGCGAGCATCTGCCGCCGAATCTGTGCCGCCGATTCCTCGGTGTGGCCGATGCGCCGGGCCATGGACCGCGCGCCCTGGCCGTACATCGTGGCCAGCAGGATCACCTTGGCCATCGGCCGGTCGATGCCGCACGCGCGCATGATCGGCTCGTACAGGTCGGCGTCCTTTTCGAAGAACGGTGCCAGGAACTCCCGGTCACCGGCCATCAGCGCCATCGTGACCGGCTCGATCTGCGCCCAGTCCACCGAGGTGAGGCCTTGGCCGTCGTCCACAATGATCGGCCGGGCGTCCTTGGGGAACTGCTGGAGTTCGGGGGAGCCGTAGCTCATGCGCCCGGTGGCCGAGGCCCCCAGGATGGCGACCTGCGGATGGCACCGCCCGGTCACGGCGGCCTGACGCGCCACCTTCTCCAGGTAGCCGAGCACCTTGTCGCTCACCGCCAGCGCACGCTGCGCGGCGGCGACCGGGTGGTCCAAGGTCTCCAGGTGTTCCTTGGCCGCGCTCGGCGCACCTTTCGGTGTACGCGGCCAGTCGCTGGGCAACTCGCCACGAGCCTCCAGCCATTTGACCAGCGCCGGACCTTTACCGGTGCCGCCTTCCAGGTCGTACTGGGCCAGGAATGCGGCGTGCTCCAGGCGCTTGTCGTGCTCGCGCTCGCGGTACTCGTCCAGGTAGTCCCGATCCACGGCCAGGCCGCGCGCGCTGCGCTGGAGCATCACCCAGTGCGCGATCTCCTGCACCTCCAGCACCTCCAAGGCCTCAGCCTCGGTGGTGGCACCGAACTCGGCGAACGGGTGGCTGGTGGTCCACTCGACGCACTTACGCCGCAGCACCGGCTCCAGCAGCAGGGTGGCCACGGTGTCGGCCATCGCGCCCTGCCGGTAGATCGGGGCGTCGATGTTCATGTTCTCGTATCCGTCCTGAATGGTCTTGAACCCGGCGGCCTTGAACGCCCGCTCCATGCCACCGGCCACGTCGACCAGGCCCAGCAGGTGCACCGCGCAGGCCTCCAGCGTCTTGCGTGGCAGCGGCGGGCCGTAGCTGTCCGGGTAGGCGAACCGGGCCAGCAGGACCGTGTCGGCAATCTTGCGAATCTCCCCGGCGTCGATCAGGCCGTGGTGCCACAGCGGCGGTACGTCGAAGCTGGCGTTGTGGAACACCAGCTTGCAGGCACGTGCGAACACATCGCGCGCGGCCTGGCGGTGCGCGGGCCAGCGAATCGGATCCAGCAGCACCGACTCGATGGTGCCGTCCCAGCCGATCCAGGCGGCGGTCAGGCAGTTGATCTCGAAGTTGCGGTCCAGGCCGGGGGTCTCGATGTCGGCCGCCACCGGGATGCCCGACGGCATGGCCGCCACCACCTCCAGCGCGTTGCGACCGGTGTGCATGTGGCAGTTCAAGCCGGTGTGGAGCCAGGAGGTGTCCGGCACCGGTTCGTAGGTGATGGTGATGGTCACAGCACGCCTCGCACTTGGTCGATGAGTTTGATGGTCAGGTCGGTGCCGGGCACGTCGTCATCACCGGCATGCTTGCGCTCCCAGGTGGCCAGCACCTCTTTGACCCGGTTGGCCAGGTCCTCGCGCCCGTCGGCCTCGCCACGCTCGTAGGCGCTGGCCTCCAGGTCGCCGTGGCCGCTGGCGCAGTCGTTGACGCCCTCCTCGTAGAGGCGCTGGCGGTTCTCCTCGCGCTCCTCCTCGGTGGCCCCGGCGCACCAGGTGTCCAGCGGTACGCCGTCATCGTTGGTGCACCGGTACATGCCGTTGGCATGCACCCAGGAGCGTCCGGCCAGCACGGCGGCGTGGCCGCACTCCAGGCAGGCGCTGCGCTCGTTCACGATTTCCACGTCTGCTCCTTGGCCAGCAGTTCGCGCAGCATCTCCTGCGGCGACGGCCCGGTGTCGGCCAGCCAGTCGGCGTACACCTGCGCGGTGCCCAGCACGGTGGTGTCCGACTCGCCGGTACCGGCGTACACCTGCGCGGCGGCCTGCAAGGCCACATCACGCGGGTAGGTGCCGCCGGAAATGACCGGGTACACCGGGTCCGGCGTGAAGGCCTCCGGGGACAGGCCGACCGCGCCGCTGGCCAGGAATGCGTCCAGGGTGCCCAGCACCACCACGTGGCACGGGTAGGTGATCCCGGCGCGCTCCGGTGTCATCGGCTCCCACCCACCGGGGCTGAGCCACACCACCCGGTCACCCTGGTCGTCGTACTCGACGTTGACGAACGCCACCGCCTTGCTGGTCGGGTCGCCTTGGATGCGGTTCCAGGTGATGAGCGTGCCGTCGGGCAACTGCTCCAGGTCTGCCTGCGTCAGGACGATCACCGGACGTCCTCCGCGAGTGCCAGCACCGGCAACGGGTGGTCGGCCAGGTAGGCCTCGACGGCGGCGAAGATCGGATCCAGGTCCAGCTCGGTGCGGGCCCACTGTGCCAGGTACTCCTCGTCCCGGGCGCGGCGTGCCTCGATCTCGGACTCCCAGAGCTGGTAATCGTGCTCCATGCGGTCGGACAGTGCGCCGCTCTTGAGCACGCGGGGGCCGGACACCCGCATGCGTTTGAGTTCTCCGTCGGTGAAGCGCAGGAGCACGCGGGTCGGCCGGAACACGAACTTGGACGAGGAGTAGGGCCGGATGTCGGCCACAGTGCCGGGTTCGACGGCCAGGAACACCGTGGCGGTGATGACGGTCGGTTCCCAGACCGGCGGGGCGGTGGGGTCCGGTTGCGCCTGCATGCGGGCGTGCGCTTCCAGGCTGGAGTGCAACCAGCGGAAGCCTTCGGGGTAGGGGGTCACTGCGGTGCCTTTCTCGTGGGGTGGTTGTGACGGGGGTCAGGCGAGGTGCGGGGTCACCGTGTCGGCCAGGCACAGCCGGGCCCGATGTGCGCCGCACAATTCGGATGCGAACACCCTGCGCGGTGAGTGGGGTCGCTGGATCACGTTGTGCCTCCTCGGCCTTCGTGGCGGGTGTGCCCGCCGTAGGGTTACCAGGTTTACCGGGTGCGGTGACCCGGGTCAAGGCGTCGGAGGGAAACGGTCGACACCGCGCACAATGCCTACACGAGGCGGCGTTGTCGGATACGTGCGGAATGTTGGCCTTTATCGGCGATGATCAGCAGGCGCAAACCGGCGGCCTGCTCGGGGCCGAGGTCGGCCAGCAGCTGTTCCAGGGCACCGCGCCGGGACAGCTCCTCAGCCAGCGCCGCCACCCGGCCGGGGGTGCGCGCATCGGCCCCCTTGGCGGCTGACATTCCGAGGGCATAGCACAGCGCGGCGGTGGAGATGTTGGCAAGTGCCGGGGGCGGGGTCGAGGCCATGCGGGCAAGTGTAGACCGGCGGTGTTGTGGGTCGAGCCTCACGCGCGCGCGCGATTATACGCTAGGCCCCCAAGTTTTGTCAAATTTTGCATGTCCCTTGACAACGCCGGTAAGCTCGTACCGCGCTCACCGGCGGAGGTACGAGCGCCGTGAGGACCGGTGTCAGAGAACCTGGTTATCGACAACGATCTATTTCCCAGGTACTATCGCGCGCGCGTGCGCGCGTACGTGTGCGCGCGCGAGGACGGGGTGTTGTGGGCGACCCCCATGGCCATGGTGTCTCCCTACCGGGGAGCCACCAGCCACCGGGAAGGCCAGACGGTGTCGACCGTTTTCGCAGGCCAGGAGACAATACCGCCGGTTCGCCGTATTGTCGGTAACCATGGCAACGAAGAAGAGCGCGCGCCAGGAGCCGATGACCCTGGCTGAGTTCGACCGGGCGGTCAACGAGCACGCTGGCAGCAACCAGGCGTTTGCTGCCACGGTCGTGGCCCTGTACAACGTGCGGCACGAGGCGGCCCTGGTGGCCGAGCGTCGCAAAGAGTGCTTCGAGCGGCTCAAGTCCTGCTTCGCGCGGGGTGAGCGGGTGGCCGCCGACCACAGCGGACGGCTTCTGCGGCAAACGGCACCAGGGGAGCCGAAGGTGGTGCGCAGTGTGCCCAGCGCGGTGATCAAGAAATGCTCGCCGACGCTGTGGGAACAGGCCAAGGAGCCGGTGCCGTACGTGCAGTGCAAACCCCCGGCGAAATGGCCGGTTGTGGCGGTGGAGCCGCTGCCGGAGGCACCCCCGGAGAACGCACCGCTGGCGGCGGCGCTGGATGCCTACGAGGCGTTGGCACCGCGCGCCAAGGCGCTGCGGGAGATGGAAGAGGAGCTGGTGGACCGGCTCAAGAAGATCGGGGCGAACAACGGGTGGGACGGCCTGCCGATCGAGTTCGCCGACGGCTGGCAGGTGAGCCTGGCGCGCATGCAGTACAGCAGTGACAAGCTGGCCCGGATCGCGCCGGAAACCTTCGCTGCGCTGGCGGTGGAGACCACCCAGCAGCGTGCGCCGGTGGTCTATGTCGCCAAGCGCGGTGAAGGCCTGGCCGAGGATGAAGAAGACGACGGCGAGTGACGGTTTACCATGGTTACCATGAGCGGACAACCACGAACTCGCGCCGCTGGCCGCCGTGGCCCGGTGGCCGGGGGGCCGGGCACCAAGGCGGTGCTGATCAAGGGCGTAACGCCGGAGTTGCACAAGCGATTTCGGCTGGCGTGCGTGGAGGAGGGCCTGGCGGCGCACCAGCTGCTGGACCTACTTTTGGACCAGCGCGACAGCCGTATCCGGCGACGTTTGGCGCAGATGCGCTCCCCGTTGCACCGGCCCGCAGAGGATGACGAATGAGCCTTCGATGGCGGCGTGACCGGGTGGTCCGGTGAGCGCGTGCGAGCACGGGGTGCCGGTGACCGGGTACTGCGTGCAGTGCGACGTCGACGCCAAGGTGGCCGGGGGCATGGACCTGCCCGATGGCCTGTTGCCGCCGGAGCTGGTGGCCAAGGTGGACCGGGGCGAGGCCGACGCCGACGCCGCGCTCCAGCGGGTCATCGGCGTCTACGGCGAACACATCGCGCGCGGCAAGTCGCGCACCACCACGCTGCTGGCCACCACCGTGGGCCTGGAGGCCGCCGTCAGGGCGCAGGGCGTGGAGGTGCTGTGCGGCATGCTGGCGGTGGCGGTGGCACGGTTGTACGACGTACGGGAGGCCAAGAAACGATGAGCGTGGCCCTGGCCAACGGTGACGACGGCGACGACGGCGGCGCTATCGAGCGCCCGGTGGATGAGACGCTGTGGGAGCGGCGCATGCAGGCGGTCAGCCTGCGCAACGCCGGGATGACCTTCTCCGAGATCGCGCGTATCCAAGGCATCAGCCCGGCCCTGGCGCGCCGGGACGTGGAGACCGCGCTGCGCGAGTTCATGTCCGGGGAGATCGACCAGCTGATCGCCCGGCACCGCTCGGTGCTGATGGACATGCAGCGCGCCAACTACCGGGCCATGCTCTCGGGGTCCAAGGAGGCCGCCACCACGATCCTCAAAGGCCTGGAGCACGAGGCCAAACTGCTCGGCCTGTACGCGCCGACCCGGGTGGTCACCGGCGTCGGTGAGGTCGAGTTCTCCGAGCGTTTCGTCCAACTGGTCAACGCCATCTCCCCCGACACCCTCAAGGAGCTACTTCGTGGAGCACAACACACCGGCGAACCCCGACAGCAACCCGTCGACGCCGAAGTCGTCCCTGACCCCGTGGCAGAAACGCCTGGCGGTGCTGGCGCAGAAGCTGGGCCCGGGGGTGAAGCTGGCGGTGCTGATGCCGCGCCAGCACGGGAACCGGCACCAGACCACGGTGGTGACGACGCCGACGGCTGGTCCAACCTGTGAGATGCCGTCGGTGACGGACGTGGCCATCGACCACGACCACCTGGCGCAGCTGGTGGAACATCACGAGGTCAGCGCCCCCTGGCACCCCCACCTGGGCGCGGAGGCCAAGGCGGCCATCGTGTCCTCCTGCCTGGAGCGCGCCCGGGACTGGTGCACGGCGCACAGCGTGGAGGCCAACCTGTGCCAGTTCGAGCGCGTCACCGCCGGGGACGAGCGCGCCATCGGGGTGCGCTGGTCGGTCACGGTGGGCCACGGCACCAGCGCGGTGGCAGGCACCACCTGGAACGAGGTGGCCGCCCGCATGCACTGGACCTGGAGCGACCGCTGGCAGCACTGGCGCGGCTGGTTCGCCTCCATGGCGGCGGTGGCCGACGCGCACGCTCGGGCGCAGGCGGGCCTGGAAGGCGGCGGCGCGATGGTGCTCAGCCTGCCGGACAAACGCCCCACCTGGGCGGGCGGCACCGTCGGCCCGCACAGCTCGGCCTGTGACGGCGAGCCGCACCCCGGCCAGCCCTGCCCGGTCGACTGGCCGTAGGCCACACAGACAAAAGACCCCGCCGGTGAGGGCGGGGTCTTTTGCGCGGTTACCAGTCGCTATCCAGGCGGCCAGCGTATCACTCGACCGGTGTGCACGGCGGCGTTAGGATCGGGCGCATGTCTCCCGACAAACTGCCGGTCCTGCCCACCGTCGACAAGCGCCGCACGCAGGTGCCTGCGCCGGATCCCGAGGCGGTGGCCCGCCTCCAGAGCGCGACCGCCGAGCTGCGCCGGTTGGCCGACATCGCCCGCAACCTACCGACGGTGGTGACCGTGCACGAGCGGTACGGCCAGCCACCCGGTGACCTCGCGTACACCCCGATTGAGGCCTGGACCCCACAGCAGGTGGCCATCGGCCAGGCATGGCTGCGCAACGAGATGGCCAAGGACTGGTGGCACGCCCAGGCGGCAGCTGCGCAGTGAGCGACCAGGCGGTCTACGACACCGACACCGACTGGGCCAAGACCTGGGAACCCGACCACGGCCTGGTCCCGGCGGTGCTGGCCGCCGGTACCCGCCCGATTGCCAGCGTCCCGGCACGCCAGGACCGGTGCTGGCTGGTGGCCGGGCTGAAGGTGGCCGGGCTGACCGCCGATGACATTGCCGACCGCCTGCGGTGCTCGCTGCGGCTGGTGCGCACGCTGCTGGCCGAGGACATGACCAAGGTGTGCCTGGCGTACTTCGCCGAGGCCGATCATTTCGCCGATGAGCTGCGCCTGGTGCGCCACGAGCTGACCGTGCGCACCGTGCAGCTCGACCGGGAGCGCGCCGAGCACGGCCGGGTCCGCGAACAACGCGACCGGCTGATCGACATGGCGATCACCGGGGAGCCGGTGCGGCTGTGCCGCCACCAGCACCTGCTGGACAAGTACAACACCTACGTCCATCCGCGCACCGGCAAGGTCAGTTGCCGCACCTGCCGCGCCGAGGCGGTCGAACGGTACCGGTCGAAACGAGAAACTGACATCACCAGGTGATGACAGCTCACCGGCGTCGCCGGGTCATGGCGCGCCCGGTGGCCCTGCTGGCGTTACCGCGCCGGTTGCCGCCCCGCACGGCCCCGCGCGTGGAGGCCTTGGCCCGGCCGCCGGAACCCCGCCGGTTGCCCCCGGCCCCGTGCCGGACCCGACTGCCCGCTGAGGCCAGCGCGAACTTGCCGCGCCCGCCCTTCTTGCCGCGCCGACTGCGGTCCAGCGTGCCGTTGGCGGCGGCGTTGGAGATGCGCGCGGCCTTCTCCTTGCTGTAGCCCTTGCGCCGCAGCGCCTCGTACATGCGCGGTGCTTTGATCGACGGCCCGTGGCGGCTGGTGCCGCGCTGGGCCTCTATCCGTGGCTTGCTCATGGTGGCCATGTTCCCCGTCGACCGTGCGGCTAACAGACCTCACGCACGGCCACCGGCACCTGGCCGCACCGGGCACGCATGATCGCGTTGCCCTGGCGGTGGCTGCACTGCGCACAGTGTGGGGCCAGGTTGTCCCGGCGGTAGGTGCCGCCTCGGATGTCCGGGATGATGCGGTCGGCGCACAGGTCCACCTCGTCCGGCCCGCACAGCACGCCACAATCCCAGCACGGCACCGTCTCGCCGTCCCCGCCCCACCCCGCCTCCGGGGACAACAGCCAGGCCTTGCGCCGGGCCCTGTCCGCCGAGCTGCCGCGCTGGTTACCGTTCGGCATCGCCGGACTGCGCCAGTTCCTGGCGTTTGAGGTCGATGCCGATGGCCGATCCTTGCAGAAAGGCCAGGGCCAGGGTCAGCCAGTAGTTCATTGCTCCTCCAGTTCGATGCCGTGGTAGCGCCGCAGGTCGCGGCGCACGTGGCGGGACTGCATGTTGTCGGCGCTGGTGCCTGCGAAGGTGAGCAGGTAGCGCTCACCGTCGTAGACCTTCCAGTGACCGTTTCCGCCGAGCGTGACCCGCAGACCCGCACGCTCCAACTGCCGTTTGAGCTTGCGGGTCTGCTTGTCGGCAGGCCGTTGCCCCTTGCTCATGGGCGCTCCTCGATTGGCCACTCGGCCACGACCTGGCCGTTGGTGTTGAACACGCGCACGGTGTCCTGGAGCCGCCCGGCGGCACAGTCGCTGCACTTGCAGGTGTTGCGCACGTGCCGCCTGGCGGCCTTGCCCACCGGTGTGCGCCGGTCGGCGGCGATGTCCACCACCTGCGCGGCCAGCGGCCCCAACGGAGCACCGGGCGCGCCGTAGGCCTGCGCACAGGTCCTGCACCGCCAGCGCGCGCCGTTGTCGCACCAGCGCATGTCCATCAGCCGCACCACCCGGTCACATCCCGCGCACCAATGCTCGACCACGGTGGGGGTCGGCCCGGTCAGGTCCCCCATGCGCGCCAGTCGTGCATTGACCCTTTCCTGCGCCGAGCTGCGCGGGGTGCGGGTGCGCATCCTGCGATCCACGACGTAGGCCGCCGACCCGGTCACCACGCCCGCCACGGCGAGCTGGCTTTCGACCGGCCAGGAGGCGAACACCGCCAGCATGTCGCTCAGCATGGCGCGGTGCCGGTGTAGGCGAACCAGAACGCCGCCACGGCGGCCAGGTCGGTGCCGGGCAGGTCCACCCCGATGCGGCGGCGCACGAACCGGCCCTTGTCAGCGGCGGTGTCCGGCCCCACGTGCGCGTTGTGCTGGCGGCGCTCGTGCCGCACCCGGACCTTGCCGCACGCGCCGCAGTATTGGACGGCGCAGGTGGGAGGTCTCGACTCCAGCATCTGCCAGGCCTCGCACTCGTGGTGCGCGGCCCGGCGGCCCGTGCGGGCCTTCACCGGGCCACCCCGAACCGGTTCTCCGGAACGAAGGTGTGACCGGGTCGTGCACCTTGCTCCTGGTGCACCGGGCACACCTTCACACGCTCCCAGACGCCGCCTGCCAGGATGTGCAGGTCGGCGTTGGCCTCGGCGTTGTAGGTGCACCCGCAGGCGGTGGCTACCTTCCGGGTGTACCTCGGCGGTGGCGGTTGCGTGGCCCGGTCCTCGGCGGCCTCCAGGGCCTCGGCAATGCGTTCGAGCGCGATCACCGCGCGTTCGGCCAGCGGTGCCAGGTCGGTCAGGTTGGGCATGCCGGGGAGCTTCATGCGTAGAACACTCCGTCCTTGCCTCGGTACACCTGGAACGACTCGCCGGGTTCGACCTCGGCCAGCATGCCGGGCAGTTCCTCGGGCAACACCGGGTGCAGGACGGTGACCAGCATGATCGACCGCAGGCTGATCTCGCCGCGCCCGGTGCCGTCGACACCTTCGAACTCGACCAGCTGGTATGTCTCCACGCCGCGCACGGTGCGCAGGCCGGTCACCCGGCGCACGTCGCTCATGCGCAGGGTCGAGGGGGCAGGTGCCAGGATGTCGCCTACCTCCAGCTTGGAGGCGTCGGTGATCACGGCCATGGTGGTGTGTTCCTTTCGGGGAGAGGTGCCCGGCGACCGGGTGGCCGCCGGGTGGGGGTTGGTCAGGACTTGAAGATGGCGACCAGGAACTCGCCTCGGTGCGTGGCGTACCAGGTGCCGGACACGGACTCACCGTCGATGTCCACGGCGGCGATGTCGGCCGGGAGCGCGATGCGCACCTCCTCGGCCTCCAGTTCATCGACCATCTCGGCCACGGCGTCGCACGCCTCGGCCAGTTCGACATGCGTGCTGTACACCTCGTGGCTGGTGGCGTCGGCCTCGGTGGTGATGACGGTGTAGAGACTCACGGGGTTCCTTTCCTGGCGGGTGCGTCCCGCCGTACAGGTTCAACAATACGGGCCGGTGGCGGCATTGTCTCCGCAACGCCGCCACCGGTCGACGCGGCTACAGTTCGCCGCGCTCGTGCATCCGGCCCAGCGACTGGGTGTACTCGGTCAGCCACCCGGCCAGGTCGGCGGGGTTGGTGGCCTCGGCGTACACCTGGCCGTTCGCGTCGGCGATCAGCCACACCTCGCCATTGAACAGCAGGGCCATGGCGGCGGTGTCGGGATTCGACAGCTGCGCCGGGTCGATTTCCGGCAGCACCGCCGCCGGGCCGCCGCCCTCGGCGGCGTAGGTGGCGGCCAGGTGAATGGTGGTGGCGTTCGACATGGTGTGTCCTTTCTCAGGTGGCGGGTCCGTCCCGCCGTACATGCACCACAATACGGTACACCGGCGGCATTGTCTCGCCGCCGGTGCTCGCGTGCCACCTAGTCGATGTCGCCGCGCAGGCGGCGGCGCTCGATGCGCGCCAGCAGTGACGTGCAGGCGCTGGCGTGCCGCTGGTTGGTCCGGGTGCGGCAGCACTCGCGCAGCTGGATCGCCTCGTTGGTCGAGGCGTCCCGCCCGCACACCACGCACTTGGGCCAGTCGAACCCCCCGGAGGTGTCGGCGAAGTAGCAGGTGTGCGCCTGCACGCCATTGGCGTCGGTGCCGTGGGCAGGCCGGGCCCCGGCCACCTCCGACCACGGCTGAGGCAGGAATCCGCCACGGGCGAACCAGGCGTCCAGCTCCAGCACCATGCGCGCCAGCTCGGCCCCGTCGGCAGGCGGGTCGCCTTGCAGGCGGTTTTCGTCCTCGCGCAGCACGTTCTGCGCCTCATCCACCAGCTGCGCCACCAGGGCGTCAGGATCCATCTCGAACCACCTCTATCGCGGGGTGCGGGCCACGGCACCCGCCGGGCCTGGTGCACCGGATGTAACCGTCGGTGTACACCATGAGCCACCCGCACCCGCCGCGCACAATCGCGACGGGGACGGGGGCCACGGGGTTGAGCGGGGTGGGCATGTCAGCCCACCGCCACCCACTGCTGCACGGTCGCCAGCGCGTCGTCGTAGCTGGCGCTGGCGAACATGGCGTCGGTGAACTCGTTGCACGCCTCGCCGTGCCCGGCCTTGCGCAGGGCTCGCGTGACCCGGCCGATGATGGCGAACACGTTGCCGTCCTGGCCAACCAGCGCCACCTCGACATCGGGGTAGCGCGGCTGGTCCTGCCCGCTCATGCGGTGGCCTTCAGCAGGTCCAGGCGCTGCTCCAGCGCCGCGCGGGCCTCCGCGATCTCATCGCCGGAGGCCTCCAGCACAGCGCGCGCCAGCCTGCGCACCTCGTCGTCGCGGTCCATCAGGAGCGGCACCGGGCCCTTGCCCTCGCGCTGCGCCCAGGTGCGCAGTCCGAAGGCCTCGTAGTCCTGCCAGCGCTCCGGGAGGTGGCCGTTGGCGACCGCCTCGAGCACTTCGTCGTAGCGGCGGGACTTGGTGTCCCAGTCAGCCTGGTCGCTGGCCAGCAGCTCGTCCAGCTTGGCCTTGTCGGCCGGAATCGACACCTTGCCGTTGCGGTCGGCCACCGCGCCGAGGCGCTTGCTGGCGACGCGCACGAAGGCGGCGTAGGCCTGTGTGACATCAGGATCATGGGTGAACTCGCCCAGGTGGAAATCGGCCACGGGGGTCGACTTGCGGTAGTCGGCCACATCGTCGTGGGTGCTGGGACGTGCCATGGTGGTTCTCCTTGTGGTTGTGGTTGGTGCCTGCCCGGCGGGGTTGCCGGGCAGGCGGGGGAGCTTTCAGGCCGACCGGGTGTCGGTGATGGTGTAGCGGGCCTCCGGGGTCTCGCCCCGGAACAGGATCCCGGCCATGCCGTTGCCACGGCGGGCCAGGCCCTGGCCGGTGACGAAGCCGACCAGCGCGCGGCGCGCGCCGACGATGGTGGCGTGCTCGGTGGTGCGCACGTGGCCGGTGGCCGGGAACGCGATGCGCAGGATGACCGCGCCGGAAGTTGTGGACATGGGGACCGCCTAACGGTTGGTGGCGGCTACCGTGCCGCCGTGCAATCACTACATTACGGCGACCCGGCGGCATTGTCTCCGGGTAGAGGCCATGCCGCCGGGCACCGGCTCAGACTCCGAACCAGGTTGCGCGCCGGGTCGACTCGACGCGGCCGAACGGCCCCATCTTCTCGGACACCGGCGGCTCGTTGCCGGGCGTCGGCCCGAGCAGCTTGTCCACGACCATCAGGTACAGGCTCGGCCAGTTGGCCTCACCGATGAACTCCAGCAGGCCGTTCCAGTTGTACCGGGAGGTGGTCTCCCCGGTGACCGCCCAGCGCACCGAGCGGCCGACGCGCCAGCCGATGGCGGCGTAGCGGTACTCCCGACCGGACTGGTACTTCGTGAACGACACGACAGCGTGGTCGCCTTCGCCGCCCAGTTCCGGCATCCGGGGGCGCGAGGCCTCCAGCTGCGCCTGCGCCAGCAGGGCGGCCTGGCGACGCAGCTCGCGGGCGTGGCGCTCGGCCTCCTCGGCCGCCGCCATCAGGTCCATCGGCCTGCGCGGCGCGGCGGTGGTTACCGCCTCGGACGCCATCAGCTTCACCTGCTCGCGGTCCTGGTCGAACTGCACGTCTTCGGGGGTTTCGTCGGTGTACATGGTTCTCCTGTGGTTGTGGTTGTCGTGCGGGAGGTGGTGCCGGGCCACCGTACGATGACCCGGCACCGGGCGGCCACTAGTTTGCGGCCGACAGCAGGGTGAAGGCCTTGGCCTTCGTGTCCGCGACCGTGGTGCTGGTGATGGTGCGGATGGCGCGGCGCACGCTGTCGGTGCCACGTGCGCGCGTGGCGGCCTTCATCGGGCCCAGCGGTGCCAGGTGGTCCAGGTACCGGGTAACGGCGTTGTACGCGCCGAACTGGGTGCCGTACCACATGGCCACGGTGTCGTCCTTGCGGTAGACCTCCATCACCTTGGCGGCGGTCTCCAGGCGCTTGCCGCGCTTGACCTCGGTGTCGGCGGTGTCGGCCTCGAACACCTCGTTGAGCGCCTTGCGCACCCACTCGTCGTCGCGCTCGCGCTGTGCCATGGCCTCGAACTCGGTGCGCATGGTCTCGTCCAGCTTGAACGTCAAGCCCAGGATGCGGCGCACCTCTTCCAGGCGCACGTCGGCGTTGCCGGTGTGCCGGATCGACACCTGGGACACGGCGTTGGCCTCGGCCAGGCGCTGGGTGTTGGCGCACACCACCCGAACGGGGGAGATGACCGCGCGCAGAGCGCCCTGGCCGTCGTGGTGGTTGAACACCGCCAGGTACAGCTTGGTCACGTCCTTGAACCCGGTCGGCGCGGTCAGCTCCATGTGGTCCGGCATCAGCATGGTGACGAAGGTGCGCCGCCCGCCGTCCAGGGCACCGATGGTCTCGATGTGCGCGCCGGACTGGTCGCAGATGTTGTAGAGCAGGCCGGTGGTGGCCTCGTTCTGGAACGGCTGCCACCAGGCACCGATGACGCCCAGCGGCTCGGCGGCCTTGGTGACCGGGTTGGTGCGCAGGATCGTGTACCGGCCCGGTACGTCGACCAGTTGCGGTTCCGGCTGAACCTCCAGCTCGTTGCCGTCGGCGTCGTGGCGCACCGCGATGTCGGCGCGCAGCGGCACCTTGCGTACGTCCCAGTCGAGCATGTTGGCGGCCGCCAGGGCCTCCATCGGGTCCATCTTGTGGCCGACCTGCTGGCCGAGCTGGTGCCAGGCGTCGGTCTGGCTGTCGGCGAAGCTGACCACGCCGTTGGTGCTGTCGAGTTCGTGGGCCATGGTGTCCTCCTTGGTAGGCGGGTGGTTGTGGTGGGGTGGTGCGCGTTGTCCGGTCGCGCCCCCGGGTACCGAAATCAGTGGGTCTTGGCGGCGACCCAGGTGGCGGCGGTGAGCGCCTGGCGGGCGGTGGCCCGGTCCAGGTCGATGACCGCGACGCGGGTCTGCGGTTCGCCAGCGGCGTTGGTGGTGTGGCCATAGGCGACCTCGTGGCTGAGGTCGTCCCAGGAGATGACCGCCGCCAGTTCGTCCTGCGCGATGATCATGCCGTCGAGCAGGGTGGCGTCGTCCGCGTCGAGGTCCAGGGTGTTGGTGGGGGTGACGATGCTGATCATTTCTGCCTTCCCTGGCGGGTCCGTCCCGCCGTACACGAACGACATTACGTCAGAGACGCGGCGTTGTCTCCACTACGCGAGCGGCCACAGAAACGCCGCTCCCAGGAACCCGGCAATGGCCACGGTTCCCCAGAACGCGACGGCGGCCTCGCTGTGCACCACGGCCAGCGCCAGGCAGGCCACGATGGCGGCCCCCAGGGCCACCAGGGCGACGGTCATCGCGGACCCCCGCCCAGGCGCTGCCAGAACGCGAGTTCGCGCGCCAGGCGCTGTGCTGGCGTGCGGCGCGCGGCCACCGTGCGCCGGTACCAGGCCCGGCAGGCCGGGTCCGGCAGGTGCGGGATGCTGTTCATGCGATGCCTCCTGGAAGTTCGGTGTGCAGCGCGGTGGCGTACCCGTAGTAATACCGCAGGTCAGCCGCCATGGCCTCGGTCATGAGCCGCACGGCGGCGTCCTGGTTGGCGTCCAGCCACGCGCGCAGCTCCGGTCCTGGCCTACCCGGTCCCGAGTAGGCCTGCGCCAGCAGGCGCTTCTTGCGCTCGATGCGCGCCAGCTCGGCCTGGTGGGCGAAAAACGCCACGAAGTTGGCCTCGCGGGCGTTGGCCGCCGCGCGCCGGTGGGCGCGCGCACGGCGACCGATGCCGTGCACCGGGCAGGTGACCCGGCGGCACCGGCGGGTGCCGGGTTGCTGGTAGTTCCAGCCGGTGGTGGTGGCCATGGTCAGCTCTCCTTGCTCTCGATGGCGACAACTTGGGACTCGTGCACGATCAGCGTGCTCAGCGCGGCGTCGTCCCAGCGGACGGCCACGTTGCGGGTGCCCGACGGCAGCGGCGCGTAGTAGCGCTCGAACGTCCCGGTGACGCCGGGGCGGGCGGCCAGGGCGACGCGGGTGTTGGGGGTGAAGTCCGGCATGGTGTCCTCCTCGGGCTGGCGGGTCCGTCCCGCCGTACAGGTACGACTTTACGTCAGGGTGGCGGCGTTGTCTCCACGCCGCCACCCGGTGGCGGCTAGGCCTTGGCGGCGGCCTCGCGGGCCGCCTTCAGCGCGGCCCGGCGGGCACGGCGGTAGGCGTTGTGCGCCTCACCGGAATTGCGCCACACGATCTTGCCGTCGCGCACGACCTGGTTCTTGGCCAGCTTGGTGCCTGCGGCCTTGGTGGCCACGATGGCCTCGGCGGCGGCCCGGTCACCGGCGGTGCCCAGGTCTTCCCACCCGGCGGCGGTCTTGCGCTGCGCGGCGAACTCGGTGACGGTCTTGCGCACCACCCGGTACAGCACCCCGGCGACCTCGGCGCGGTACTCGCCGCCCTTGTGGCTGCGGAACTTCGGGGTCTCGACGGTGGCCTCGGCCTTGTCCTCCTCGGTGGCGGCCTCGACCGCGCTGGCCAGCACGTCAGCGCCGGTGGCGACCTTCGGCGCGGCCTTCGGCGCGGCCTTGGCGGCCACAACCTCGGCGAAGGCCTCCGGCGCGATCTCGCCCCAGCCGTCGACCTCGGGGTGCCAGTCGCCCAGCTTGCCCGCCACGGCGGTGATCCTGACCGGCACCACGATGGCCTGGCCACCGAGCTGCTGCGCACGCTTCGCGCCGTACCCGGTGCGGGCGTTGGCCTCGGCGGCCAGCGAACTCTTGTGCCAGGTGTGCACGAAGGCCTCGCCGTCGGCCTGCACGATGATCGTGGCGGCGATGTACGGCATGGTGCCGGACGTGCGGGTCACGGTCTCGCCGTTCGGCAGGTCAACGGTGAAGGTGAACTTGGCGGCCATGGTGGTTCCTTTCTCAGGTGGGCGGGTCCGTCCCGCCGTACAAAGACCACATTACGTCGAAACGGCGGCATTGTCTCCTCGACAAATAGGGCCTTCGCCCTATCCGGTTTTCGGGGACCCCTGGTACCGCCCCCGGTGTCCGGCTCCACGACGAAAATACCGCC